TCATGCCGACATCCTCGCCGCCCCTGACACCGGGCGCGCGACCGCAAACTGCCTGTGCTGGAGGCTTAGGTCCCCCTGCACCTGCGACCAGAGATAGGCTGCATCGATCCACGCCGAGAAGATCGACAGCGGGGTCTTGCCTGCCGCCCGGTACCTTTCCCAAGCGGCTTCAAGACGACGGATCGCCGGCCATTCGAGCGTCTCCGGCAGCTCGCCGATATCGATGCCGCGGTGACGGCAGACGCGGAGCATCTCTCGGGCGACATCGCGACAATCAACGCCATCCCAAAGCCGCTCGTCGATCACGTCGGCAAGGTGCCGGACACGGAAATCCGTTTCAGCCTGAAGTGCGACCGCCAGCAACTTCTCCGCGGCGGCGGCCTCGAGAGGCTGCACGGCAATCGTCAGCGACGGAAGCATCGGCAGCAGAGACGGGATTTCGGCGATTTCGATCGCCCGCGAGAATGCGTGCGGTCCCTGGGCGACACTCAGATCGATATGCGTGTCGGCGCGCATGCCACCGACAGCGCCGCGGATGAACCAGCGCTGGATCGGCTCTCCGTATCCGACGTCGATATCTTCTGGCATGCCGGAGAGGCTCAGAATGTGGATGCCTTCGTCTTCTGCCAGCGAGGCGATAGTCCGCATACCATTTGCGATCTCGTGCGGCAGATAGTGCCGAACAGCCACGATGTCGGCATCCCGCGTCTCACGGACGCGCTGATCGAAGAGCTGGCCACCCTTTAACAATATCGGCGCCTGGCCCATACCCTGTGGCCAGTGGCGCAGCACGGCCTCGGCGAGGATGCGGCCCGCCGCCATGTCGATATTGAGATTTTGAGCCTCAACGGTCTGCGTCAGTTGCACGCCCAGGCTTTCGGTTATTCCGGATACTCTTGCCACGACGATCCCCTCAGAAGCTCTTGCTGCTTCGGGGGATGGTGGCGGCCGGCGATGCAAGCGACAAAGTCACGCCGTGATTTTAGGCCGATGCGATTCAAGAGAAGGAAGTAATGGGGGGACGACGGGGCAATGCCTATCAGAAAACAGTTCAGGAAGCCCAGGGAATACCAAAGCGGATTACGGGTATGCGTTGGCTCATGACGAAATCCCCGTGTACCGGCGGCGCTTGAAGAGACGTTGCTGGAGAGCGATGAAGCACCGTTCTCGGTTCAATCCGCGGATATCGACCAGATGATCCAGAGCAGCGGCTAGAAGCCGGTCTATAACCTGCGCTTCGGCCTCCGGAACCGGACAGCCAGTCTTGGCGGCCCGCACGTTCCGCTTCGACGCAGCCTGTATCGCCGCCGACAGCGCCTCGTCCACGATGTGGGGCTGCGCGGGCATCCCGGCCACGCGGCGGTTCGTCCGCGTGTTATTCGACAGCTCGCGTCTCCGCGCCGTCGTCTTGTAAAATCCCTGCGCCATCTGCCGCTCCTCGGTAACGCCGTGAATGCCCGATGTAACGGCGTTATGTCGCAAGAGACCAACGCCGACGACGAGGAAAGCGGCTATGTCTTACATTTGCGACGGCGAGTAGTCTTATGTCTCGCATATATGACATAGCGACTGACGGGAACGTTATGACTTCTCTGCGAAACAGTTATAACGCCCAGTTCTGGTCGGTTCTGTCGGTCGATCGCTAAAATGCCCTGCAACCGATTAGCTTCAATTCAACCTCCCCGCGCTATCCACGCCAAAGGATTTCGAGAGGGGGCGCATCGATGTCGTTCGCAAAAGTCGTCACGCTGGCGATGGTCACCGCCTTTTCCGCAGGCGCCGGCTACAGCTACTTGGCTGAGAAACACGGACTGCCAATGCCGGGCGTGGCGATGTCACACGAAACCGTCTCGAACTTCGAAATCGAGACCGTCAGTCCGTCGGTCCAGCTCATCAAAACCGCGCCGTTGACCTCGAAGGTGCAGCCGAGCGACTTCAAGCCCTATGTGCTCTGCTCCGGATCGACCCGGCATCATTGCGTCGTTGACGGCGATACGCTCTGGCACGAAGGCACAAAAATCCGTGTGGCGGACATCGATACGCCCGAAGTCTCCGAGCCGAAATGCTCCTCAGAGGCGACACTCGGCGCAAGGGCCACGAGAAGGCTGCTTCAGCTCGTCAACCAGGGACCTGTCGAGTTTGTCATGTGGGATAACCGCGACGAGGACAAGTATGGCCGGAAACTACGGGTCCTGATCTACGACGGCAGGAGCCTGGGCGACGTCCTCGTTTCCGAAGGCCTGGCGCGGACCTGGACCGATCGGCGGCAGCCGTGGTGTTAATGACGATGGGACATAAAGGTCCCAATCTCAAATCATATCGCATTAAAATGCTTCTCTCTACATCGATACGACTTTAGAACATGGCACTCCATCACCCTTCGGCCTCTCGTCGGATCGGTCAGGACGGAAGAAAGGCAACGTAACCGTTCGAAATCAGCTCGTTTCAGCAGGTTCGTTGAATTTCCTTCCGAACGACTGAAACGGTGGATTCAACGGCGCGTCCCGCCTGTGAACTGTAGCAGCTTCGGCTTCATCTGCCCTGATTTCGCCCGGGCCTTGATCGTCAGGGGTGCACCTGGCTGGTCTGCGAAAACCTGGCGCAGGTATGCCTCAACGGCTTGCGAGCCTGGCGCGTCCGATGCCAGCAGCATGAGCGCGGCATCCGCCAGCGCGTCCCGCGCCGATGCCGCATTGAACTTTACGCTGCCTTCAGCCTTCCTCTCCTTCAGCGCCGCCCGGCTCTCCGCCTGCTTCTTCGCTTTATAGGCCTTCCTCTCGGCATCAGGCAGATTGCGGATGCTGACGCGCTTGACCTCCAACGACGCGCCCTCGTCCGGCAGGAGGGACTTCAGCATCTCGTAGGTCAGGTTCGGGATGGCTGCCATCTGCAATTCTCCGTTTTACGCGAGGAACGCAAAATAACGTTCTACACGTAGAACGATGCCTGTAGGCAAGACCGGAAGCAAGGGCTTTCCGCGAACTATCGCTCTACAAGTAGAACACGTACCAAAACGCCGTTGTGCCCTAGCAGGGCTTTGCCCTTGCAACACCCCCGCTCGCGACGAAACCAGGACAGCTTCCTGCCTCAGGAAGGGGGTTTGCTCCGGCACGAGGCCTAGAGGGGCTGGTGACGAAGAGAAAGAAGAGCGAAGCGACCCGTTAAATTCGATAATCGATGTCTCGAGGCCGAGAACCCCGCCCCTTTAGAACACAGTTCCGATTTCAAGAACTCAGCGATCAGGACGTAGAGTCTTAACATTGTCGGCTCTAGGCCTCGAAGTGAAACGCTGGCTTCTCAGGCTGCTGATCCATGTTTCGCGGTTGAAATCGTAAAACGTCAAAAACATGAAAACAATGCCATCTTAACATTGTCGGGTTTAGACTGCAGGCAAAACCCTTGCTTCCCAGGCAGTCGAGATAGTTTTCCTCGTTGAAATCGTAAAAATCCCGTCGGCTATATTGCACTCTGCACGATCTCGCTGAACCATGTATCTCAGGGAGACATGGAATGCAGTATCGCAACGAAATCGGACAACTCACCTGGTCGTCGAGAGATGAGGACTCTGCACATCGCGCAAGGGATCGTCGTGGCATCCGCGCAGGCGACCTTGTTCGCGAAGCCGTGTCCGACAACGACGTATCGAACCCTCGTGTCGAGATTCCGTACGCGCTGACCAAGGGCAAAACGTTCCGGATCATCGAAGGCGCCGAAGTAGCCGACAGGCTCACCGCCGCCGATCAGGCGCTCTGGTACTATCTGTTCGCCCGCGCGAAGACGGACATCAACAAGCTCGCAAAGGTCGGCAGCGACGAGGGTCTCCGTGACCGTGAAGCCTATCGCGGGGAAGCTCGAGTACACAAAGTCACCGTCGCCGATATGCTGGCCTATCTTGGCCTGAAGAACCCGGCGCGCCTGCGCGAATGTCTGGAGCGTATCGGCGAGACTATGGCCCGCTACGATATCCGATATCGCGGAACACGCCTGACGAAGCCAGTGCCGTACCTCACGATCCATCCGATGCCAGAGAAGCTACGGAGCCGCGACGAAATCGCATTCGAAATCCATCCGGAGATCCGTGTCTGTATGCTCCTCTCCAGGAAGTACGTCACCGTCGATCTCAACGCCCTGCCTCAGTTTAAGAGCCGATACAGCGTTCGCCTGTTCGTGAAGCTTTCACAGCTGGCTTCCCGTCATCAGGCGCTGCTCCTGTCGAAAAAGGACAAGGAAGGCAGGGTCGGGCCGAATAAACGGTTCTGGGTGATCGAACCGTCGGCCTTGGCGGCGGAGCTGAGATATCCCATGCCGACCTACCGTGAACAGACATTCGCGGCGGTCATGACGAAAGCCGTCGCTGAAGTACAGACGTTGCCCAAACTGCATCAGCGGTTCGACGTGCTGGCGGTTGTGCCGACGGCGACGGTTCCGCGCTTCAGCTTCGCCGTAACCGAGGCGCGGAAGTCGGTTTTCGACGTTCATCGCGCCTGGCTCAAGCGAGCTGCATTCTACCATGCCACGGCGCACACGCAGCCACTCAAAAGGGCGAAAATCAACATGAAGGACAACCAGTTCGTACATGTATCCCGAGTCGCTCAGGCCCAGGCGTTCACAGGTTATGATGGTCTACGAATCTCGATAGCTTGGCAAAACGATATCGAAGAAGCGAACGCAGGAGTTCGCGACACGATCGCTGGGTGGTCGGTCGCCGAGTTCTTGGAAAGGATCGAGCGTTTCGGCGTAGACCCGATGTTCGCATCGTGGCTGGAGCACAAGGTCGCGGCCTGGAACACTCCGGAGATGCCGTTGGAACCCGCGGTCGTAAGCGAAGAGGACGCGGTCCACTATTCGTACGGCGACGAAGACGACGAGAATAACCGCTGCGGCGACGAGTGGGGCGATATCGGATACGCCGACGTAGCCTGACGATCGCACTCCGTTAACCGGAACGAAGAAATCCCGGATGCCGCGTTGACGTCTTCGATTATACGCGGCATGGTTGCGCTGAACTGGAGACCCGAGAGATGACGAAGACCCTGCGAATAGCCTGAACACGAAGATCGCCACCAACCGGTTGGCGAGATGTTCAGTTCTGTCTGCAGGAGTTACCCGTCATGGCCGGCAAGTCCAAGCTCTCGTTCGAGCGCGAAATCTCCCGTCTCCACGTCGCGAAGTTTTTCGCCGACCTCGGCCCCGAGCCGAAAGGTGTTCACCTCGTCCTCATCCCCCTGAACGCATCGATGTCGCAGTGGTATCGCGCTGCCGAGGAATATGTCCGCGAGGCCAAGAAGAGCATCGCCGACGGTGCGAAGCCGACGAAGATGACGGGGACTGTAGATGACCTGGTCGTTGACAACGTCGAATTCGACTTCACGGCCGAAGACACCCCTTCGTCGTTCGCTGTCGATGTCCATGTCCTCGGCAATAGCGGCCTCGACGACCGATACGAAATCGGGGCCTGCACAATCATCATCTCCGCTGTGGAAAATGAAAACCTCGAACACCCCTCGCTGCTGCTCGTGGACAGCCGCACGACGGTAGAGCTGAGCATTGATCTGATCGCCGAGGCCGCAGCTACCTGCGGCCGTCCGGTCACTCGCGTCGAGGCCTACCGTTTGTCGCGCATGCCGCACCGTCGCCGCGCCGTCGCTTTCCGCTCGCCTCGCCCGATTGGCAAGAGCCACGCCCTCCAGGCCGAAGCCGCGAAGATCGAACGCGAGAAAAAGGAAACCGAGCGTCAGGAGCGTGAAGCGGCGTCGAAGACGAAGGCGCGCGCGGCTGACCAGCGCGTCGTTCCTGACGACACACCGTATCTCGAAAACATGCACGGCTACGGCCCCGCTGCCGACTGGGGTCACGAACTCGCGCAGGATATGGAAGACTGGCGCCGCGGCAATATTCGCTGGAACGATGTCGACAATGGTATCCTGCTGTCGGGGCCGCCCGGTTGCGGCAAGACGACCTTCGCCAAGGCACTGGCGCGGTCGCTGGACGCGCATCTCGTCTGCGGCAGCTACAGCGCATGGATCGGCACGGGCGAAGGTCATCAGGGCGATCTGATTAGCGGTATGCGCCGTGCTTTCGCCGAGGCCGTTCGTCATGCGCCGTCGGTAATCCTGGTCGATGAGATCGACAACTTCGTCGCTCGCGGCTCCATCGGCCATGCCCGCTCCGACGAATGGATGCGCGGTGTCGTCAACGCACTCCTCGAATGCCTTGACGGCGCTGTGGAGCGCGAGGGCGTGATTGTCGTCGGCGCGACCAATGATCCGTCGGGTATTGACACGGCGCTCCGCCGACCGGGTCGCCTCGACCGCCACATCGAAATTCCTCTGCCCGATGCCAAAGCCCGAGCCGCGATCCTGCGTCAGCACCTCGACGCTGACATCGATGTAACCTGCCTCGACCGCGAGACCGAGGGGATGAGCGGGGCCGACCTCGAACGCGTCGCGCGCGACGCTCGCCGCCGCGCCCGCCGTGAGCGTGACGATATCGATCTGCATCATGTCCGCGCTTCGCTTCCGGTTCGCCAGCACCGCACGCCTGAACAGCTTCGTCATTTCGCTGTCCACGAGATGGGCCATGCGGTGGTCGCGGCGGCAACCGGCGGTCTGGTGCGCGAGGTCTTCGTGGAACCCGACTTCATTCCCGGCAATGCCGTCTATCTCGGCGGAGCGGCGGGCATCGAGATGCGCTCGGGAATGCATAACTATCAGTGGTACATGGACCACGTCGCTCAGTGCCTTGGCGGGATGGCTGCCGAAGAGATGGTCTATGGCAGCCACAGCGACGGTGTCGCTTACGATCTGCGCAACGCTACGCATGCAGCACGCAATGCCCTTGCAAGCTTCGGCATGGGCGGATCGCTGTATTCGCACGGGGTCGCGGGTATGACCGATCTCACTCGCTCGGCGGATTTCGATCCGGCGATGCGTCACAGCATCGACGACCTTCTGCACGATCAGGCAGCGCGTGCGCGCGCCATCCTGGAAGAGAACCGCGATGCGTTCACGGAACTCGTCGAGATGCTCGTGAAGCATCACCGCCTGGACGGTGCTGTGGTCCACGAGATCGTAAACCGCTCGCGCCACCAGTTGGCTCTCGCGATCTGAGGAGGGGCGAAGATGTTCGTGAAAAAGTTCTACACCAGCGACACTCACTTCGGCCATGCCCTGATGCTGACGTCGGGAGGCCGTCCGTTCCGCTCCACCGACGAGATGGATCAGCACCTGATCGACCAGTGGAACGCCGCCGTCGGCGACAATGACATCGTGTACCATTTGGGGGACTTATCGATGGCGCTCGGCGACGAAGATCGCGTTTGCGGGATTTTCCACCGGTTGCGCGGGCGAAAATTCCTCGTCCTCGGGAATCACGATTACCGCAAGCCGAACATCGTTCATCCGACGCTGGCGCGCCTGGAATGGATGGCAACGCCGACGACGACGCTGGAGACGAGCGACGAGGGTCACCGCGTTTTCCTCAGTCACTACGCTCATCGTGTATGGCCGGGGTCTCACAAGGGTTCCGTACACTTTTTCGGTCATTCTCACGGTGCACTACCACCTCTAGGTCGTAGCCGCGATGTAGGGGTCGATTGCCGTGACGTGGCCTTCAAGCCGAGGACATTCTCGGAGCTGACGAAAGGGATGATGAATTGACCGGCGAAGAACTGAACGACCTCTACGGCAATATCATCATGCCGGATGCCGACGTCGTAGTGCCTGACCAATGGATGCCTGCCGTCCACGAGGCCCTTCAGGCGCTGCACGACCTACCGGGCAGCGTCCGGGCTTTCCTGATCGTTACGGGCATCGGGGAAGAAAATGGGCATCTGGCCGTCGAGATGGTCGCCTCGACGCAACACATTTCCGCCGACGGGATGGCTGCGATCGATGCCATCGTGGAGAAGGCGCAGGCTGCCGTCGTCGCGCGGAGGCACTGATGCGCTTCGAATACGATCTCGAAATCCGAGACCTCGCTGGCGGCATGGTGCCTGACGGCCTCGGCATGGATATCGGCAACGGTTGGCGCGAGATCGCTACCGATGCTGTCATCAGACTGTCGAAGGTAGCGCACGGTCGTCTGCGGGTGGATAAGGTCGGCGAGAAATGGGGGCTGCTCGACATCCGACCGCTTGTTCGGGGGCTCGACGACGATACGATCCATGCAATCTTTGACATCACGTCACAGGCCAGATCGCAGTCAGCGAATGTCTGCGAACTCTGCGGTCGGCATGGTGAAGTCCGCAGTGCCGGTTGGCACCGCGTCCGATGCAATGACTGCGAGGCTGAACACGTCCGCCGTCATGAGTTTGTCGGATGGCACCGGAAGGATATCGCCGAGGCCGCCGCGTACTACATCGGCGTGTGCCTGGAGCACGGCAGGCTCTTTCTGGTCAGCAATCTGATTATCCAACTCTGGCCTGACGACATCGATCGCCGACATTTCATCGACGAGGTCAACGATACCGTCGGATGGTGGCGGGCAGGCTCTATGATCGTTGGTGTCTCCGACGACCTGCGCGAGGAATTCCGGCGTCTTCGTTTCCGATAGAGGCTGTTACTGAATCTAAGAAATAGGAACAACCGCTATGGAAGACTGGCTGGCAAACCTGCGCCGCAGATATCAGATCAACGAAGACGCCGAGTTTACGATCCGGCCCGGATGGCATGACATCGTCGAGCGATTGTACGACGAGGCCGCGGCGACCCTCGGCGATCCTGCGAAGATGTTCACGCTTTGGGTCAAACAGAAGTTGGCACGCCTGGATATCCATGTCCGCGTCCCCAACGAGCATCGCACGATGATCAACTGGTACCTCTGGCACGCTGCGGAAGAGGCATCGCATACGTGCGAACATTGCGGATCGCCGAAGGGATCAGAGACGCCGCGGCGACATATCGTCGAGTGCGACGACTGCCGCGACTTCGATCTCGCTCTCGACCAGCGGCGGCGGCGGGCAGAGGAAATCGGGTCTGCTGCTCGCAAATATGTTCGCGACTGCGCGCATGCCGGAAAGGTCCTCGACATCAGGGAATGGGCAGAGCGCCGGTGGCGGAAAGATGGCCCGCCCAAGCGTAAGGCCATGACCGACGCTCTCCGTGACGAAATCCGACTGGGCGTTGCCGTCGTCGACATTTGGCGGCGATTCGAGATCGGAGGGAGGATCGCTTGCGAACTAATTGGAGCGAAGACCTACGCCGACCTGTACCGGATTCTCCGCGACAAGGAATTGGCCCCCGGCTTTCAACCTCGGGAGGTCGTCCAGTGGGTTGCTGACGGGAAAATGGATAGTGACCGCGTCGGCGAGATTTTCGGGATTGCCGACGACGAGGTCGACGCATTCTTGTCAGCGTGGCTTGCCAGTGAAGACACCCCAAAGGACGACGAGGAGCCGTAAATCAAGAACTCGATGCATACGCGTAATAGTTGATCTCTCGAATTATGAGGCGATAAGAGTTCCAGTTTGAAATAAATGTCAAAGAACAATTCAAGACTCCATTAATTCACTGTTTTCAATTCATAAATTTCGAATTCAGAAGAAGCCATGCGGCATTCCAGCATCGGAACCACCGTCAAGAAATCAATTATCACCGGTTGTCATTTAGTTGTTGACGAGATGCCGGCGTTCATGATTTTTGCACCGACGAAAAACGTGGAGGGTCGCATAATGAGCGCTGACGATGATGACGAGTGGATGTCTCTGGACATGTCCGGTCTGGCCCGCCAACTGGTGGCCGACATGGAGGAGCTGATCGTTGACTTTGATGTGTCATCTCAGCGGAACTTGGAGCAGTTGGCGGAAATCGAGCGGGGGCAGATTCCGCTTCACGCTCCCGACGATATGGCATTGCCGCTCGCGCGCATCATCTGTCATCCGGCATTCGGTGGACATCTGGCTGGCGACCCCGCTTGGGATATACCAGGCGCCACTCTTACCGTGGACAAACTCAGAGAGGCGATCAAGCGCGGGCATCTTAAGGACTGCCCTGTTGATCTGAAAAACCGATACACGACCGTAGCGAATATCAAGGAGTGGCTGGCAGAATGGCCCGACGTCGAGAACCCCCGCGAATTGAACTCCAGGCCGAACGCAAGCATCGCAATGGCAGCGTCGAAAAAGCCGTCTGGGTCATCAAACATTTCGACGAGGGAAAAGGACGCCAAGCTGTCATCAGCACAGGCTTCGGCGCTGATGAAGGCGCAGACGCTCAGAAATACTTTGCGCAGTGGCTCGTAGAAAAGACATCCGACCAGCCGGCTGCACGTAACCGCGACACGGGCGACGTTCCCGTTGCCGAAGTCCTCGACTATTTCATCGAAGAGAGGATCAAGTTGAAGGTGGGCAGTTCCCATCGCCCGCTCGCGCGGCCGCAAGAGGTCCTCGCCTATGTCATTGACCTACTCAACTGGTGGGGAAAGAAGACGGTGGCGGAGGTCACGCGACAAAACTGCCAGCGCTACGCCGAACACTGCTCAACGCCGACGGCGGGGCGCAACAGGCTCGAATATCTTCGGCGAGCGATCAACCTGGCGCAGGACGACGGCATCCTCGTCGTGGCGCCGAAGGTGCATCTCCCGCCGAAGCCGGCTGCCCGGGATGAGGTGTTCGAGCGAGATGACATTGCCAAGCTTATGCGCCACTGCCTTCGCCGAGGGACGTACACCTACGGTGAGGCCAAGTCCAAAGGAACAGGGAAGGTCGGCCAAGTCCGGGAGACGAAGCGCCGCCCGCATCGGCATCTCATGTCTTACATCCTCATGGCGACATATACCGGAACGCGTTCAAACCGGATGTTCACGGCATCATTCGTCAGGGAGGCAGGTCGTCCGTGGATCGATTTGAAACGCGGCATCTACCATCGGGCAGCCCCGAAGGAGGATGTCGCGCCCAACAAGGGAGCGCCAACGTGTAAAATTCCGAAGAGGCTCCTGCGGCACATGCGACGCTGGTACATGCTCGGCCGCCGTTACCCGATCGAGTACAACGGCAAGCCGATCAAATCGAGCAAGGGTCTCCGAAAGATCATCCGCGAGCTGTTCCCCGACAAGGACCTGGTACCCCACTCCTTCCGTCACACCGCGGCGACTTGGCTGATGCGCCGTTCCGAGTTGTCGGTCCATGACATCTCCGGTTTCCTCGGGATGTCGCTGGAAATTCTGGACCGCACCTATGGACACCATCGGGTATCGCACCAATCAGCGATCGACGATGCAATCTCCAGTGGAGGTATTGGCAAGATCGAGAAGGACGATCCGCTTGACGATGAGTTCAATTATGGCGACATCACACCATTGGATACCATGAGAAACAACTCGAACCAAGGTAAATCAACTCGGATCAAGCGAAACGGAAACGCTGGAAAATCAAGAGATGCAGCCTGATTAGAACTCCGATCAACAGATTTCGGGACGTGGGGGTCGAGTGTTCGAATCACTCCACTCCGACCAGTTAGAAACCCCTGAAGAATGAGGCGGTTCAGACCTTTCCCGAAACAACGCCCAAAAATCACGGCAATGAATACGGCAATGAATGGCTACTTCATTCGCCCTGCCCTCCCCGTTGTAAATGCTTCACCGACCCCAGCCTGATGATCAGGATGATGATGGCCGTAGGTCTTCTCCAGCGTCTCCAGGGTCATCCCCAGATAGCCAGACGCCTCCCACTTGTCGGTAGCTGCCTGCATGAGCCACGTGGCCGCGGTGTGCCGCAGGGTGTGCCGGACGACGCCTTCGGCGCCCTCACCCAGCACCTCATCGACGAGGTTTCGGAAGGCTCGCTTGGGGTCCGCGGGCTTGCCGTTGTATTCGACGACATATTTGGCGCCCTTCGCATGCCACCGCCTCATATGAGCCAGCAGACGAGCAGGAAGGCGGATCGGCGGAGCGCGCTTGTTGCCGGCTACAATCTCTCCTTCCCATGCGCGATAGAACACGCCGGCATCCAGATCGATGTACGGGCGGCCCTGCTCCTTCAGGAACGATGCCTGCCATATCCGCGATGAGCGACTGCCGGTGTACACCGCAGCCAAAGCAAACCGCGCGATGTGGACTGTAGGCTTCCGCTTGTTTGGGGCACCGCGGAATCTACCACGTTTGCGGTAGGCGGCCCAGATAAGCTTGGCGAGGGTCGGGCGGTCTAGATGCTTGACCCTCCCTTTGGCCTTTGGCGGCAGGGTAACGGTTACAGATTGGCGCGTGACATTATCGGCGATGGCCTGGCGGCACGCGGCGCGCAGATCCTCAAGTTCACGCCGGGAACCATTTTGATTCCCGCGGCGGCGCACGTACTCGGCACAGGTGCCGCTCGTAATGTCGTCGAGGGTTTTGTCGCCCCAGAACCCCATAAGGTTCTCGGCACGCGCCGCGAGTTCCTTCGGCCGGGTCGCCGTGTCCTTCTTCAGCGAGAGATAGTGCGCTAGCACCTCGGCGATCGTCACTTCGGATGCTGACCGATTCCGCTTCGGAGCCTCGGCCAGGAACTGCCTGCCGATATGTTCCGCTAGCGCTTTCTCAGCTCCTGCACGATCATGCTGACTGCAGCCTGTGCGGAACTGCTTCCCTCCGTCGAGGATGAGCCAGACCGCCTCTCGGTCCTTGTCGGCCGGGCGGAGCCACAATCTGGCTGGTTTGCGGGCACGCGACATTGCTCCTTCATCTCCTCTATCGATCGCATCGTCGTGAAGTCCTTCCCTGCGATCCGCATGAGCAAGAGCCGACCGCGCGCGGCCTCCTTTCGGAGGCCGCTTACGGTCATTCCGCCGTGCGGGAACGCGACAGGGAGGATGTCAGCCAGCCTGACCGGCGCGTCGGGCTGGAAGTTGTCATTGGCGGGAACCGGGCGCATTATGCCGCTGAGTGCTCCAGCGACGTGAACTTGTCGAACGCCTGTGATTGGAGGCTCGCGCACGCCTTCATGACAGCAAGGTAGTATTCCGAATTTGTCAGGCCGTCATACCCCTCATTTTGCTCAATCAGCTGCTGCAAATAGGTTTGATAATTCTCAGGGTTCAGAAGTGCGGAAACATTCTCAACGATAACGTCGGAAATTAGATTGATACGCGTGGTGTCATTTGCGATCTGGCTCATGTTCTCTCCTCTTCATTGTGGTAGGGCTAGACACCCTGATGAATGTCTAGTATCCGTCATTTTGTAGGATTTTTACAAAAAAGTCAAGCAAAATGTCGGAAATGAGTCCGTATGTCTGACCGCTCGCTTCTCGCCGCTCAGGTGCGTGCTGCGCGCGCCTTGTTGGGATGGTCACAAGGATACCTTGCTGACGGCGCGTGCGTCAGCAGGTCGACCATTGCCGACCTGGAGGGTGACAAGCGGGAACCGCACGAGGCTTCGCTTTTCGTCATCATGAATGAATTGGCATCCGCCGGGATCAACTTCACCGAAACCGGCGTTGAATTCCGCTCCTGGCCGCCGCCGCAATATGTGCCGACGGGCATAAGGCAGAAGAAATAACCGCCCGCCCTTGGTGAGAGCGAGCGGCCCAGTCTCCTCAAGGTACGCCGGCCGTTGGTGGCGACGGGCGCTGGATAAAAGGCCCCGCGCAGCCCGAAGGCGCGCTGGGGCAAGGTGCAGGCCGGGACATGCGGAAACGGCCTGCGACGAAACTCAGCTGGGCGTGGCGTAGTATCTCCGCTCCATGCGCTCGGCACCGTCGTCGACCGCGATAACAGCGTCGTCGAGTGCGGAGAGGTCGCGCTTCAGATGGAGAAGCGTCGAAAGGCTCGGCTTAATGCCGTACTCCTCCGCGGTCTTGCATAGCCCGCAAACCTCATCGAAAATATTGTTCAGCATCACCTTCGCGAGCCGCGACTGGCGGAAGACGACGTTCACATCCTCCTCGAGATCCAGATACGCGTCGGCTCTCGCCGTTAGGACTTCGGTAACTACGTTCTGCTTCGGCATGGGTGGCTCCGTTGCGGGCTAGCGATTTTCGATATACATAGCGATAAACGATGCTTTTCGCCAAGGCAAGCGTAAATCGCTAGCTCTATCTATTTTTCCCGTAACGTGGTATCTCTTGAATATGTTGACACCCTCTCAGTGCCGCGCAGCCAGAGCGCTATTAGACTGGTCACAGCAGCAGCTTGCCGTTCAGTCCAAAATCGGCAATGCGACGATCCGTAACTTTGAGAACGGAAGGTCAGCTCCCCAACACGCCACGCTGGACGTTCTCAGAAGATGCTTTGAAACTGCGGGCATCATCTTTATCGATGAGAACGGCGAAGGACCCGGCGCGAGACTAAAGAAGACAAGATGACAAACACCTATCCAGACGACATTCTAGCGCTCATCGAGAACGTGCAGTCCGCGTTCGGCAAGGCGAAGACAATCGAGCAAGCGGAGTCGGCGTGGGATCATTTCCACCTGCTAGAAGGTTACGTCAAAAGAACGTGGCCGCACGAGGGTGCGACGATGGACGCACTGCGCCGGCTGAAGTCAGGTCTGTCGACCTTCACCATGCATATCCGAGAAGGGATGCCATCACCTTATGCGGGATGGAGCGTCGATCTTACATCACTCAGAAGTCACGTCTCACCGAAATACGGCAAGGACGGCTGACCACTACCCTAACTGTCTGATTTCACTCGATGCAATATTGCATTCAATACCAATCCTGAAATTTTAGGTATGCGCAGTTCTGCACACCCATCACTCCATCATCCGCAGCGCCGCTTCTAACGCCTGTCGAACCTGCTTGGCTCGTCTTCGGGCGGGCCGTGCAGCACGTAGGTCAGAGTCCGCAAAGCCACATCGCTGCCATAAGCTAGGGGGTCTATAATCCGCATGTACTCGTTCAATATCTCAATCGTCGCTGCATCCGGTTCGGTCGCGGCAGACTGGAGCTGCTGCAGCAACTCCCTCGCTCGGCGCGTTTCGTCGTAATTCAAAGCCATTTTCTGGAATTGCTTAATGGTGTTGCGGACACGTTCCTCATAGGATTGCGGCCCGGGCGCCAGGAGCGATTCAAACTGGCGCTTGGCGACACGCTCCAAGTACATTTTCCGCAGTAGATCCTGATCAACTGCTTCCCGTTTGACGGCCTGCAACACCCGTGGATACGACTCTATCAAGTCGTCATCGGGTTCCTTAATCGAAACAATTCGGTCAATCTCGACACATAAGTTCCCAGTCCGAGCAAGGCTACGTTTGCCGTCCTCGTTCACTTCGTTGCTCAGCCGTTCTCGTACCTTCAAGCTATGGGTCGACTTTCCGCGAGTGACGCACACACACAGCGGTCGGCGGTCGGAGGCTGTATCGAAACCATCCTCCGCCAGCCGAGAAAGATAGTAGTCTAGGACTCTGAAGCCGCGCTCTTCAACTTGGCTGATCCCTCGGCTATAAAGGCGGTTCGCCTGGTGGCCAGCGCACGGGCCGCATGCGATCCGGCTCCGCATGAGATCGGCAACGACGTGGTTACGTGGTTGGAACATCTGAACCTCTCACCCTTGACGCCCCTCTCCGCCCGCCCTACCCTTTTTCACTGCGGCCCACCACCCGCATTACCACGAAGAGGAGACCTGACAACGCGGTCGGCATCCGTGCCGGCGGCAAGCCTCTTGACGCGGATTTGGTAACGATATGGATGAAGCACCCACCTTGCTCGATCAAGTTATTACTCCGACTGAGGCGGCACGGAGAATTCAAGCCTCAAGCGGTGTCGCGGTTTCGGCTCGAACTATCTGGGAGAAGGCGCGGCGGATCGGAATAGCCAAGAAGCTCGGCAGGGATTGCTTCCTGCTTACTTCGGACATCCCGAAGCTTATGGAGCCAGAGAGCGCTCCGAGAGGCAAAAGACGCGGACGTATCGACAGCACCGCCGCTATCGTTCGCTTACTGCGGTCGAAGAAATGACCGATAACCCCCGTCTCATCAGCCGCGCAGAGGCGGCGGCCTACTGCGGAATCACCCCCACTTGCTTTTCGATGTGGGTCGCCACTCACAAAATGCCACCTTCAATACCGGGCACACGCAAATGGGACAAGCGAGCGATCGACGCGAAGCTCGACGAAATCAGCGGGTTGCAGGGCAAAGACAAGAATGGACAAACGGATCTTCAGAAGTGGAGAGATAGGCGTCGAGCAAGGAAGGAAGGCGCTAATCGCCCGAAGCACAGCTTGGATAAGCGCGCCGCTGAAACGCTTGCCGCAATGTCATACAACACCGATCTGAAAACGCTCAATGTGCTGCCGGGTGTTGGGCCGGCGACCATGAAGGCGCTCATAAGAAAAGGCTTATTGAATGAAGAACCGGATGGGCAGTTTCTGATCATGGAAGCAGGCCACGAGGAGGCGGTTAGAATACTGGCTGAAATGACGCGACGATGAACCACACACGCCCCCTCGACAACCTCAGATCGATCTGTTTTCATTGAAACGCAATTCTGGGGGGATACAATGAAATTCAAGCTATTTGCCGTCGCTCTCGCAGCGAGCGCGGCCACTTCATGCGTGCAATCGAGCACCATGCGCGTTTCGCAGAACGAACTTATTGTCCAGACCAGCGCTGAGGCGATGTGTGGAAGCGTCGGCGCCGCCAGAGCCGCTCAAAAGCAAGCTGCTATTGAGACCATCCGAGCGGGATTTGATCGTTACATTATTGTGGGCGCGGCCGCGTCTAACAATGTGACGGCGACGCAAATGCCGGGAACTTATCATACCTCTGGCACCGTAAATCGGTACGGCAATTACGGGACCGTAAACGCAACGACAACCTATACTCCCGGACCTATTATCTACGGGGGTTCACACGATCAGTCTATCGGTGTCCGGATGTTCAAAGAGGGAGAGCCCGGAAGCGCACAAGCAGTCTCTGCTCGGGAGGTCCTTGGCCCGAAATGGGAAAGCCTCGTGAAAACTGGCAGCAATCTGTGCAACTGACCGCCTCAGAAGGCGTGAGATCTACAGCCGAGCACATCGCCAGACGTTAGGGAACTACCCATTGATCAAGACTGCAGCCATCACCAGCATTCTGATATTCGGCCTGTCGCTGCCGGCATCGGCCGCCCTCTCCGGCTTCTATGACAGCGGTGAGCAGATTTCCACGATCCTGTCGAGCGCGGCCGTTGGGGATGCCATACGGCAGGCCCCTATTGGCGCCATCACCAACACCGGCACACGCGACGATGGCGCGCACGAATGGGAAATCCGAGCGCAAGACTGCGACTTGAAGGTTTATCTCGTGCCAAAAGCGCCGGCAGGCGTTGGGAAGGTCACGTACGCAGTCGAAGTGCCGAAGGCATGCGAGTAGCCAGACGTAGGGGGGCGACGCATTGATACCTGGGAGGGGAAATGAGCAAGCTGATTGACGGTGACGACGGCTTGACTGTGAAGGGCAACGCGTCGGTGTGTCGAGTTGTGAACGAGATGTCGGGGTTTTAACGTGGCCTACGAGAAGCCTTCCTGCTCAATGAATCAGTTGGACAAGAGCTGCTTACGTCTCTTTGCAAGCGGAACCACAACGGATGACTGGGTTACGGCACTTCAGCTTCTATCAAACTGGCGTGCTTCACATAGCTACCCACTCAACGCACTTAACACCACACTCCGCAACCGAGTGCTTTCCGTTGATCCCAGCGCAATAACCGCGCAGCGATTGAAGCGGTTAGAGTCCGTTTTGCGTAAGCTGCGCCGAAGGCCGACAATGCAAATGTCCCAAATGCAGGATGTAGGCGGCTGCAGGGCTGTAGTAGGAGGCATGAAGAACCTTGCAGAGGTTCTTAGAATTTATGTGGATAGGCCTCTCAAGCATACGTTATATAAACTCGATAATTACATCGATCAGCCGAAAGAAGATGGCTATCGAAGCATCCATATGCGTTATCGCTTTGCTGGAAGAGCCACAGCATCGCCGTGGAATAATCTACGTATCGAGGTGCAAGTTCGTACTAAGTTACAGCACTCTTGGGCGACTGCTGTAGAGACTATCGACGCGTTCACTGGCGAAAACATCAAGTTCGGCGCAGGCGCTGACAAATGGCGGAGGTTTTTTGCGCTCATGGGCTCCGTTCACGCCTTATATGAGCGGCAACATCCTGTTCCTGGCACTCCTGTGGTGACCTCTGAATTGCGAGACGAGTTATCCGATCTCTCAACAGAACTTAACGTCCCATACATGCTTCGTTCCTATGCGCGCATTGGACGGCAGGTCCAAGGCTACAAGAACGGAAAGGATTATTGGTACTTGCTTGAACTCATGCCAAGCACCAGTGAAGTCAAGATGACATCATACCCCAATAGAATGTCTGACCTAGCCAAGAACGACTATGCAGACGCAGAACTAAGGTTTCGAGACACACTAAACCAAGCCGTCCTAGTTTCGGTCGACTCGATTAAGGATCTTCAAAAGGCCTATCCCAACTTTTTCGGTGATACCCGTCTTTTCCTGTCCAGTTTAGAGAGGTTTCTAAGCGAAAAAATCACCCCCCGAAATAAGATGTTTCCAAACATCTAGTTATTTCAGATATTTAGGCTTAAAAGCTTTCTGCGTCACCGAAATCAATGACCTTACAGACATTGACAATCCAGACGACGAGACAAGACCTCGGTGGATCGCACATTCGCGACACGCCCTGCCCCTCAGCCCGCCCTCATCGGCGGGCTTTTTTGTGCGCGCTACATTCACTTCCGGTTCAGCTAATATTTCCCATTTTGGCCGCGGCCGTATCGCATGCGGCCCGGGAGAGTTCAGCGGACCAACCCCCAGCCCCTGCTGATCTCTCCCGTTATCCGGCTTCCGACAACTACCCGTAGAATACCCCATCATTGAGTTGGTTGACTCTACCCCGAAACGGAACATACTGAGAACAAACCGGCGCTGCCGGTCGCCACCATAAACCCCAATCTCTACGCCGACTGTGGCAGCGACACAGGAGAACGACGACGTGCGCCCGCTCGAAAGACAGAACGACAATCCAAACGAAATAGATGAAGCGCTGTCTTGGCACGATGGAGATCCTCGTGCCACCGTCGCCACACTCCTCGCGGATTGCGCCTACCTGCGCTGGCAGTTGGAGCTTGCCGGGAGGGCAATGAGCTACGGATTCGCCCGCGGCTGGCGTCCAAAGATCGAGCGGGAGTGAATCGGATGGAGGAACAGCAAGAAGGCGGCAATCCGATGAGCCGAAGGGACGCGCGCGCACGAGAATCAGTCCTGGTCTCGCTAGGCGTTGCGCTGGCGGTAGCGCCAAAATTCGAACTCCAGTATTACGCCAGGATTAGTTCGTCTCGGCGGGCAGCGGCGCATGCAGGCAGAATGGAGGTGGTCGGCATTGATGCCATAGCCCCGCAGATGGCCCAGCGTTTCGCCCCCTTCGCCGTTTTCTCGGGCGAGGAGACCAACCAGTGGCAGATCGTGGAACCAACAGTCCGGGAAGCCCTCATCGCCGTACCTATCTCTCAACGTGTCCTCCTTGCCAAAGGCGATACAGAAATCCGCCACGAAATCGCCAGGCAGGTTTTTGAGGCGGTCGATCGAAAGTATCGGCTGGTCGCTCTTCCGGCGATGCCCGCCAACAATCCCGGGGGCTGGTGGGCGCGGGCTTTCGAGCAGGAGTACGGAAAACCGAAACCGGACGGCACCTTGCCGGCCTGAAGGCCGTGCACTATTCTCCAGGTGGTGGAGGAGCAAGCATGGCGCTCACAGGCCCGCATCGCACCGTTTGCGCTGAGGACAGGATCCTTCGCTGCGAGGAGGAACTTGAGACGGAATTCCAGTCGCTCATTGAGAAGGCTACTCAGGCGGGATGGAGTGAGAGCGAGGCCTGCACGGCGATCGCTTCCTTGGCGGACCATCACATCCTCGCCGCGTGTGCCAATGATCGCATGATGAACGAGATAGCCGGCCACCGGCCGGTCGGCGTTGTCATCAGGGCGCAGCGGCGATGAAGCAGGACGCCAGCCTCCTTCTGATCCTGATCTTTTCCGCCCTTCTTGCAATATCGATGATAGCCGCGCCACTTCTGCGGCTGTTCTATGGGAGCTGAGAAACATGTGCGGCCGCTTCACGCAGATGATGTCCTGGCGCGAGCTCGTCGCTCTCTATCGCCTGACCGACAAGTACCTGATCAGGAACACCGAGGCGCGCTACAACATCGCACCGACACAGACTGTCCCGTTCATCCGGGTCGATGGCGATGGGAACCACGTGGTCGAGGATGGCCGCTGGTGGCTCGTGCCCCACTGGGCAAAAGAAATTCCAAAGGCGGCCATGTTCAATGCCCGCATCGAAACCATAGACAGGTCGCCAGCATTCCGCGACGCGTTCAGGATGAGGCGCTGCCTAATCCCGGCGGATGGCTTCTATGAGTGGACCAAAGGGGATGACGGCGGCAAGGATCCCTGGCTGATCCAGATGCCCGGAGGTGCTCCCTACGCCTTCGCCGGCCTATGGGCGCACAACACGACGCTCGATGTGACGAGTTGCACAATCATCACCGCACCCTCGATCACCCCCATAAGCCGGATTCATGACCGGATGCCGATCATCCTCCAGCCGGATGTGTTCGATGGCTGGCTCAATTCAAATACGCCGAAGGAAAACCTCAAGGGTATTCTGGCGCACCACCTCGACGGACAAATGCGAATGCGCAGGGTGAGCCGCGAGGTGAACAAAGCGACGTATAGCGGGAGGCCGGAGCCAATCGTCAACTCACTCTGATCGGAGCATGCCTGCGAAAACGGAGCTTTTACGGAGGGGAAAATGAAGCTGGCGCCAGAGATTGAGGACGCCTTGGACCGCTTTGCACTAGAGCAGGATATCACGCGCGAGGAGGCGCTTGCGGTCATCGCCCGGGACTGGTTGATCGGGCAAGGATATCTCCGCGCCGACGAGGGCGACGAGGAGGGAGTCAAATCGGAGGAGTGACGCGCGATGGCAGAAGCACCGCGGATTTACGAAGTGAACGGGTACGGAGTTTTTGAAATCCGGCCCGGACCTGTGTTCAAGGTCTATGACAGCGATCGCCAATACGGCGAGGATTTCACCAGCTTCGAAGAGGCTGCAGATTTCGCGAGGACCCTTCCCAGCAGATTGCCTCCACAGGGTTAAACGTGCCCGCTGCGGGTGAGTAAGGGAGTTCGAGAGATCGGCTCAGATTTGAGCCGATTGGGAATGTGCGCGATTATGCGCAGAAAGCGGGGAATGGGAATGAGGGGCGAGAAATGGCTCCGGTGGGAACTTGAACGCATCTCCAACCGGATTGAGTTCATTGGCGAGGGTAAGGGAGTTACCTCGCAAACGCTCCCACTGTGGGCTTTTTACATCGAAAAGCAGCAAAAGCTTGAGGCTGAACTTAAGGCCCTTCTGGCGAACGGCGATGCCGAGCGCGAACTGTGATCCGAAAGGGTGCCGTTTGGAAGCCCAGAATATGCGAGAGGCCGCATTCGCGACCTCCCGTCTTCGACATTTGGCTTAGAGGGAGACGCGTCCGCCGCCGGTAGACGGCTTGACCATCCACGGCTGAACTGCCGGCTCCTTCACCAGGATGCCCCTTTTCTTCCCAAATGAGCGGATCGCATCGCGGGCTACGCGAAGGGACTTATGTCCATCGTGGGCCATGTAGCACGTCTTAAGGGTTGCGTCGTGAATCACGTCGCGCTCTCTCTCCGGAAAATCTTCCAGAAAGTCGATGGCATCCTCAACGCAGGTGATTTCCCTCACCAGATCCTTTCGCTCTTTCAGATAGACCGGGCGATCAAACATCTTGGAGAACATTTCTACCTCACTGAAAACGTTGGTGATCAACAAGGAAAGCGCCGGTTCGCAGCGCCGGTTCGAAATCTATTGATTCGCCTGCCTGGATTCAAGACCGGCGGGGACGACCTTCAGGAATCTTCGCTGGTGGATTCGTCCCTGATGATAAGCTCGCTGACACCATGCTCGATGCGGCAGAAATGCTGCGCCAGCTCAAGATTTCCATCGATATATACGAACGAGGAACGGCGGCGCCAATCGTCAACGGAACAATTCACCCCTGTGTCCGTTTCACGTTCACCACTCCCGGTGGTTCAGCTTCTTGCCCCGCCTCGTGCGGGGCGCTTTGTATAGCGTGAGGCGCGCATGAACCGAGGCTATTGGGACCGTCCCGTCACCTTCGAAACCATGACGCTCGGCATGTACCGGACGATCTCAAGTACAGCTGAGGCCGCACGCGTACTGCTCGACGACTGGCCCGTGGACGAAGGAGCGGCATGGTCCGTGGCGCAGCAGAAGTGCCTGGCTGCGCTGGAAGGCGGGATTGACCACGAAGAGGCGCGGCAGTCATTCCTAAAGGCAGCGGAAGAAGCTGGGGTATTTGTTCGCGATAGTTAAGGCGCCAGACACACGCATTGCAAGAATCATATTTTATATAATGATAATGGACCAGCGCTCCATTTAGCCCGACCGCCGCGCAGGCCTTGCCTCGTAAAGCCTATCAAGCCGCTCGCCGAGCCCGTCGATCCTGTTGCCGACCCCTTCGATTGCCCGCATGATCTGTGCCGTTTGCTCCTGCATCCCGGCCTTTGTGACGTAGGTCTCGGCGGTATGCAGCTTGTGGTCGGCAAGCTCCTGTCGCGTTAGCGTGGCGAGAGCGTTTGCAGCGGCGGCCATGCCGGAGGCTTCCGTTTTGGCCTTGTCTACCCTCCCCTCGATCCGCCACCAGATGCCCCAGAGCGTTCCGGACACGAGGATGAAGAAGCCAATCCCGCCGACAAGTTGCGCCCATAGTTCTGCTGTCATTTCCTACCTCCAATCGCCTTCGCGATCAACTGGGCGCCAGCAACACCACCGCCTACATAGAAGATGTTCGCGAACACGATGTCCGCATATTCCTTGAGCTGCGGCGGGAGCGCCGCAACGTCCGGAAGCGTGCCGTTGAACAGCGAGTCCGTCATGCCCCAGCCGAACCACGCCGCGGTCGGCACGGCGGCTATGAGCCAGGGAATCCAGAATGCCTTGTGCTGCATGCCCTCGCGCACGACAGCCGCGCTGGAGGCTTGCGCCGCCATCTGGGCCTCGATCGCCTTGATGGACACATCGGCCTTGATGCGCTCTGAGTCATTGGCGGCGTTGAGCTTGAGCTCGTAGGCGCGCGTGAGGGCGGTGGCGAGATCGCCACCGAGCCATTTCAGGATAAGCTGGATCACGTTGCCCAGCCCTTGCGCTTGGCCCACTGCCACCAGGCAATGGGCACGGAAGCGATCGCAGCGCTGATGCCGGCCTCGATTGAGGCGGCCACGGCGGGGTCGGCAGTGAGGAGTTCTTTCACCTCGTCACCGATGTAGCCGGAGCCGTACAGCCAGCCGGCGACCACGTATAGAAGAATGCGAAGCCATACGGTCATTTCGAGCGTCCCGGAAAGAGTGCGATGATGAACGCCGTCAGCACCTCTAGCCAGCCAGCCTTCTTGGTCGGCGTGGCGCTGGGTGGCGGGGCGGCTGGAATGGGTGCCGGTGCGGCGGAGGGCACGGTGAGGTTGAGCTTCATGGCACGGCCGCGCGCGTCCTTCACCTCGGCGAGGCCAAGGCTGCCGCCGTTCCACCGCTCGCGGATGGCAGTCGTCTGGCCGTCGTCAGCCATTTCGTTCAGGCCCCACTTCTGCCAGAGGATGAGCGCCGCCTTCATCCCGCTATCCGCCTGGCGAAGCAGGTCCGGATTGGCAACGACAGGAAGGCCACTTTCCTTCTCGACCTTGGCGAAGTTGGCGCGACCAGTCACCTGACCTGGGCCGGAGCCTCGATAATCCCAGCCGTCGTTCGGCTGAGTGTTGCCGAGGTTGGTGCGCCCCCAGTCGCCGCCGTAGATCTTGTTGGCAATTGCCTTCTGGTCGGCCGCGCGCTTGCCCGAACGCCCGAGGAGATTGGCGTCAGCGGCGCTGATACGATGGCGTCCGAAGGTCTTCAGCAGACCGTCGACGGAATAGTTCAGGTTCTCGGCGAGCTTCGTGAAGCCGCCTGTCTCATGGGAGACATTAGCCAGAAACTCGGCAATGCGCTTCTGGTTGTTCACGCCGTAGGCGGCAGCATACTTGTTGAACGCGGCCGCGAGGTCGTCGTGCATCTGCACGCGCTTCGTCGTTCCTGCGATCGCTCGCAGGTCGTTTGCGGTAATCATGGGGTGGTCCTTCAGATTGTGCCGGAGGCTTAGTTCGCGTCCGTCAGCCCGTTGCGCTGATACTGCGACCAGCCGTCGGGGGTCGCAGGCGTGCCGGCCGGCGAGTCCTTCGCGACAGTCGCAGTATCGCCGACGGTTTTGGTGCCGCCGCCCGTAGCGCCATCCTGTGCTGGAGCCTTGCCGCCCTTGCCGGACTTGCCGTCGTACAGCTTGGCGCTGATCGCGGTCGTATAGCCGCCCGACTTGTCGTACTTGTGGGTCGCCGTGTCGATGACGTACGGCACGCCGTCCAGACCGGGGCGCACGCCGATGAACAGCAGCGCAGCGCCGGCCGTGATGGCGGCGTCGCCGACGACCGTGACACTGGCGGAGCCCTCGCCGCGCTTGAGCTCCCGCGCCTTCGCTTGAGCAGCCTTGTCGGCCTCTTCCAGCGATGAATACGGCTCAGGGATGCGGTAGACGCTGTCGCCGTCCTCGTCGCCTTCAGCCTCGATCTCGACGCGCTCGGCCTTGTCCTTGTCCTGGTGGTACGCGACGACCTTGCTGTATTTGGTGCGGTCGTTGGCCTCGAAAGAGCAAGTGCCCTGCACCACCATGGGCGGCGTGACAATCACCGTGCCAGCAAAGGTCCCTGTCGAAGAGAGGCCAGAGCCCCGCTTAGCGAAGACCATCTTGCCGTCTTTGATGGCGAACAGCGCATTATGCCGACGCTCAAGGCGGCGCATGAACTCCAGATTCGATTCGTCCTGCTGGCCGATCCACTCGTATTCGAAGTCGCCGATTTCCGAATCGACGGATGCGGACAGCCCGCTCTCCCCGGCGATCTCGGACACCACGTCCTTGAGCTTCTTCTTGTCCCAGTGCCGCTCCTGTTTCTCCTTGAGCTTGCCGTTCCTCAGGTCGGCGGACTTGCCACCGATCGTCATGGAGTACGGCAGGCATTTCGGCGTCACCTTGTCGACCGTGAACCGACCGAGCGACCGCGTGGCCCCATAGCCGACGCGAATGTCGACGATCGCACCTTTGCGCGGAATGGCGAGGAACTGCGGCGGGCCGTCGTTCAACTCCATGTCGAAGGTGTCAGCCTTCACGCCCTCCTTATCCGTCACCGTGACAGATATCAGCCGCTCATAGAAGGCGCCGGCAACCGGCTGGCCGTCGATCGTGATTTCAATTCTGGGCTTCATTGGCTACTCCCACAAGCTGACGAGTGGGCGAGCAACCGGCCGAGTATCGATGTCAGGCATGACGAGCGCGGTCCCGATAGGCAGAACCGGCCCAAGTGCGCCGAGGCCGGGATTCGCGTCGAGCACGATTTCCGTAGTCAAGCGCGTGCGGCCATAGAAGTCCTGGCAGACCAGATCGACGGTCTGGCCGGATTTTGTGATGTATGTGGATGGCATTTGACTCCCCACGCGCCGCCGCAGAAGATCTGCGCGGCTGCAATTGGAGGTAGATCGTGACCCTGAACATCCCACACGATTTCGTCGCTGCTCTTGGCGTAACATTGGGATACAAGGCGGTGGCAGACGAATTGCTGCGCAGGTTGTCCGCCGCGTCACCGAAACCTGTAGACGTCGACGAACTGCGAGCTTGCATCGTCCAGGATTTCAAATCCCTACCGGTTGAAGGCCTTTCGTATGAGAAGGACCATGTAGCGATAAAGGCGGGCCTGGACGCGATCATCGACTATTTCGATCGCCCCTCTGGATGAGTTCCTGTCAATGACCACGTGATCTTGTTTGAAGACGATTCTCATTTTTCGCGTCACCTGAACAGATTGAGGATCGGCGAGAACAGGCCACCACCAGCAACAGACTGGCCGTAGCGCCTGAGCGTGATAGAGTAGCTGTTCTTTCGCGCGGCTCCGGCAGCGTTGTGGTAGCTTCGGTCCTCATCAATACCGTGCACGGTGAACATGCCGTGGATCACGCCTTCGTAGTCGTCGCCGGAGACCAGCATCATTGGCGTTCCGGCCTGGGCTGCGGCTATGATGCCGTCGAGCGATGCCTGGCCGCCGTATTCCTGCGGGAACAGGACGCCGCGGATCGTCACCTCCTCAGAAGTCGGGCCGGTCCACTGCTGCTGATCCATCGTCTGCGCGACCTTGATCTCGGCCCACGGCGTCTGCACCCTGCGCTGCACGTCTTCGTAGCCAAGCCTGTCACGCGCTTCGAAGGCAAAGCCTCCAAGCATCATAGAAACGGTCATGGGGGGGGTCCTTGCGAAGCGATGCGCGACGCGGTATGATTGACGGATGGGAGCTATAAACAAGCGATACGTGCGCGTTGCGCTGTTCTTGTTGACGTTGTGGCTCTGGTTTTACCTAGCCACCGAGATGGCTAGGTTTGTTTCTTGATCAGAAGCCGCCGCCGCCACTAAAGCTGGATTCCACCGCGGACTTCGCTGCCTGGCCAACGCGCGATGCAGCTGCATCGGCCGCGCTTTCCGGCGACGTGACGCCAGTGATGTTGAACGTGTTGCTCACATTAACGGAGACCGGCTGCGGGTTCGTCACAGCCACCTGCTGAACGCCCGAAGGCTGGTTCATGGCGGCGATGCTGCTCGAGTCGATGATGATCGGGCTGCGGCTGTTATCGACCGCCTGCTGCAACGGATTGACCTGTGTGCCGCGCTGCGCTGCCAGTTGGGCGTCGACGTTCTCTGGCGAGACAGTAGGTTTGTCGAGACCCAGCAGGTTCTTGAGCCAGCGGATGTTTTGCGCAGACTTCTCGTTGTCACGCGCCTGTCGGGCGGGGTCGTCTCTGAGACGCTGCCCGCCCTTGTTCATCAGCCACGCGAAACCAAGAATGCCTGCCGCAGCAAGACCAGCACTGCGTCCTGCCGTTCCAGCGGCACCTGCAGCGGCCCCAGCCGCCGTTCGACCGCCTGTCCCAGCGGCAGCGCCAGCAGCAGCGCCGCCACCGAAGCCACCAAGGATACTGCCAACCTTACCGAAGGACTTGAAGATACCTATGGCAGTCGTGATCCCCGTCAGGAAGGCAATCGCCCTGGCAAGCTTCATGATCGAGCTCGCAACAAGACCAATCCCCACGGCCGCAAGCATCAGCTTGAATCCGTCCGCGCCGAGCTCTCCAAGGAACTGGGCGATCGGGTTGTTGCGGATCGCATCGGACAATTCGCGGACGGACGCGCCGTATTCCCTGAACTTGGCGAAGATCCGGCCAAGCTGGTCGGCCGAAGCAGAGCCATCCGCCTTGCCAAACAGCAAGTCGCCGAGGTCGTTGATCGTCTCGCGAATACCGCTGTCTACGCCAAAGCCCTGCAGGAACGCCTGCATTGCGGTGCCCATCTTGTCGAAGATGGTGGCGCGCTCGCCCATGGTATCCAGGATATCGCCGATGCCGAGCGCCGCTTCCTTGATGCCGGGCAGCATGTCGTCGCCCATGCTACGGAAGAAGTCAGCGAACTTGTTTTTCAGGATCTGCAGCACGTTTCCGACCGTGCTGGCGCGGACGGTGTACTCCTTGAAGGCGCTACCGGCGTAGTTCGCCTCGTCTCCTACAAGGCCAAGCTGGCGCCGCAGCTCCGTGGCATTGTTGATTACTGGCATCAGAGCGCGCGCTTCGTCGCCGAACAGCGCCGAGGCGATCGATATCCGCTCCCACTCAGGAAGCGTCTGGATGCGGTCGATGACGTCCAGGGTCGTCTTCAGCGCGTTCTTCTGCATCGACTTCGCGGTCTTAACCGCATCGAGGCCGAGCCGCTTGAAGGCCGTGTTGTGGGTTTTCGTCGCCCGCGTACCGATCGTGAGCGCACGACCCATGTTCCGGAACGACGTCGCGGCGACTTCCGCCTCGCCGCCGGACGAAATCATGGCACCACCGAATGCCAGCGTCTCCTGCGCGGAGAAACCAAACATCTCGCCGGTTGCCGCGACGCGCTTCGTGTATTCAAGAAGCCGCGGCGCGTTGGCCGCCGTGTTGTTCGATAGGTGGTTGAGGCTATCGGCGAACAGCCCGACCTCGTTCACGCCGAGGTTCAGCTGGTTCTTGATCTCTGCGAGCGCCTGCCCGGTTTCGGCAACAGGAACGTCCCATGCCGTCGACACCTTGGCGACCATCTCGCTGAACTTGGTGATTTCCGCCAGCGGGATGTTCGACTGGCCGGCTGCGGCGTAGATCTCGGCGATGCCGCTGGCCGCAATCGGCAGCTCCTTCGACATGGCGATGATCGAGCGGCGAACATTCGCCATCTGCTCTTCGTTCGCGTCCAGCACCTTGCGCACGTCGGCAAACGCAGACTCGAACTCCAACGCCGCACCGACGGTCCCGCCGATGCCCTGCGTGACGCCCACATAGGCGCCACCGAACGCGGCGAGCCGACCGGCCATGCCAAGGAAGGAGGCGTGCCCTCGCTGAAGACTTCCCAACGCGCTGTTAATGCCCTTCGCCCGGCCGGACACATTGTCGATGAGCGAGAGGATAAGGCTTGATTTTAGGACGGCCATGCTGCCCTCGCGCTACATGCCGCCGCCGAACAGGCGACGGAGTTCCATTGCTTTGTCTAAGTAGGCCAGAGCCTTGGCGGGCGGCCACTTTTCGAGCCGGTCTACGTCCTGCTTGAGTTCGCGAGCGATAACGCTCACGATCAGGCGCCAGTCGTGACCGGCGGCTCCTCCCCCAGGAGGTCCTTCGTGGCGGCCATGATGGCGTTCAGGTCGCGAGACTTGACCTTGCGGAAGGCGGGAAGCGGCACGTCGGCCATGGATGCCAGGACGGCGATGATCTTGGACATCTCGCCCTTGACCGCATCAGCCAGCATCAGGTCGCCGACCTCCGCCTCGCGGAAAGTGAATTCGGAATAAATCTTGCCGCCATGTTCGACGGGCTTGGAAAGCGTGACAGTCGTCATGCTGGTCTCCTCATTGGGAAAGAAAAAGCCCGCATTCGCGCGGGCTGAGTTTGCGGCGTGGAGTGCTACAGAAGCAGCGAGTTCCGCATGCCGCTATGCTGACTGATGCCTCCGATCTTCACGTCGAAGTCATCCATTTCGATCAGCTCGTCGCCGTCGACTTCCAGCTTGTAGTAGTTGACCGAGACCGAATAATCGTTCTCCGCCATGTCGCCCGGCTTCCAGCTGCCCGGATCGGCCTGCTTGAGGAAGCCGCGGATGGTCATTACCGCCGAATGCTCGACGCCGTCCTCGTCTACCAGCGCGCCAGTGATGAGGAACAGGTTCTCCGTCCCGGCTTTGAGGCCGAACAGCTTGAGGATCTGCGGGTCGAGGCCGGGCATCTTGAAGCTGAACTCCAGCTTCTCGTAGCCCATATGGACCTCACGTGGCTTGATCATACCGGCGTTGCGAAGTTCCTCGAGCTTAGCCTGCGGGACCGGGGGCGTGATGTCCCCGATCTGGCCAAGCTTGGAGACGCGGTCGGCCCACAGCATGCAGTTACGCAGGAGGTAACTTGGAAGATTGCTCATCGTGTATTCCTTGTGATTAGACGGCGAGCGTCAGGGGGCCGTTCTCGATCGCGCCGCGAACCTCATCCAGCAGCAGCTGGTAGTAGAGGATGTTGCGGTGGGTCGTGATGTTGATCTGTTCCATGATGCCGACCGGCTCGAACTCGACATTCAGGAACACCTTGCCGTTGGCGTTGACCGTCGGCTCGTTCAGGTCGGACAGCCAGACGCGGCCGCCGAGAATGTCGTCGTTCTTCTGGAAGACGCGAAGCGCGGCGTTGCCGTCCTCGATCATCATCTTCAGGTTGGCCTTAGTCAGCTTGCGGTCGACATAGACGAAGTACAGGTCTTCCAGCGCTTCGTTGATCATGTCGGCCGTGGCGCGAACGCTGTCGAACTGCCAGATGTCCACGTCGGTCGCCAGACGCGAGCCCCAGGTACGCAGGCCGCCACGCTCATTGATGACGGTCGAAACCTGCCGCTCGTTGAGGTAGTTGCTGTCGACCGGGTACTGGATCGTGCGCGCAACGCCGTCGAGCGTGCGGATGATCTTGTTCGATACCGAGCCGGACACGCCTTCCGGAGATGCGACGACACGAGCGCGAACGCCGGCAAAGACCGGAGCAATCGGAACCGTCACGGGCGTGCCGTTAACGTTCTTGATGCCCTTCGGGTCGATGATCAGGATGCGGTCGCTGTTGACCGTGTTGCGGAAGCGGACGGCTTCCGCGTTGGTCGAGTTCGGACCGTGGATATAGGCGCGCGCGCGGATCTGCGGGCAGATGGTTGCGAGGGCCGAAACGAACGGGCTGCTGACGTCGCCGAGATTGGAGACCGCCGTCGCGCCAGTACCGCCACCGCCGGAGAAGCTGACCGTCGGCGCAGACACATAGCCTTCGCCGGGCTCGGAAACGGTAACGCCCGTGACCTGTCCGCCAAGGACCGCCGTCAGAATGCCACCGGAGCCGCCGCCGCCGGAGATCGTGACCGCAGGGGCGTCGACATAGCCAGAGCCCTTGTTGGTCATCGTAATCGCGGTGATCTCGCCATCCGCAACAGTAGCGGTAGCGGTCGCCTGTACGCCTCCAGCCGGAGGTGCTGCAATCGCGATCATGGGCGCGCTGGTGTAGTCGTCACCGGGATTGGTGATCGTCAGCGATACGACCTTGTGCTTGTTGATTGTAGCGGTAGCCGCTGCGTCGCCGGAGCCGGAGAAGGAAACCGAAGGCGCTGCCGTGTAGTCCGCGCCACCGTTCGTCACAGTGACAGACAGCACGCCGTCCTCGATGTAGGCGCCAGTGTCGCCGGCCGTCACAATGACGCGCGGCTGAACGCCCAGAAGCGACTTGGCACGCAGCGCGGCATAGAGGCCGGTGCGAGCGGCCGCGTCGCCGATAAGGTTGGCCTGCACGACGGCGGGGTCTTCGTCGTCCTCGACGCGGTTCACGATGACGGTGGAGCCACCCTCACCCATCACGGTCAGGACGTCGGACAGCAGCGTGCCGGCGGAGCCAAGCAGCGAGGCAGCAGCCTGTGACGTGACGAGCGTCGGGGTATTGATCGGGAAAGCCGCAGCATCCGCGTCGGGAGCCGTGCCGTTGACGAACGTCACACCGAAATTCTGGACGCGCAGAAGCGATGGCGTGTCGGGGCTTTCCCCAAGGTTCACGCCATGGAAGTACGATAGGTCAGCCAATGCGGCCTCCTTTAGGATGTGGTTTGTTGGTAGTGTGTTGGGCTTAGAGCCAGTGGTCGTTGCCGAATTGGATCGGCGGGCCACCGGGGATGGCGCGGTCCATGGCTTTATCCTTTTGTGGGTAGGTTCAAAGAGAGGCGCAGAGGCGCCAGAAGTTATCGACTTCGGTTTCCGTCATGGACTGCGCCATGGCGAAGATCAGCACGAGCGGATGCGAGCGGAAGAACGATCCCGCCCCGAGGAGAAGCATCGTAGCCTCGAAGGCGGCTTCCTCGTCTGTCATTCCATCGACGATAGCCTGAATGGCGGAAGGAAGGGCCGAGCCTTGGATGAAAGCAATCGCTTCCTGCTTCGCGATCAACCCGGCGACCGCAAGGCCCTGGCAGAACTGCCTTCGGGAGATTTCGTCCGGAATTGGATCGGGAAGAGGCCGCCATCCCTCTTCGCCGCCCCACTTCTGGTCGGCATGGTCTGGCGCGTCAGAAACTTCGATGCCCCCCTCAGGAGGAACGTCGAACGCGCCGAGGTAATCACCATTGGCGTTGCGGTAGTATTTCGTGGTCATATCGGGTTCTCCACAGTCAAGCCCACGCCTTGAACACGGCCCGCCAATTGGCGTTGGTGATCGTGAGGTATCCACCGGTCGATCGGTTCAAGACCACAAAGACGGACGTGTAATTCGAATACTTCACGTTCAGGTTTGTGGCATCGACGACGATCGAGCATCCGGACCCCTGCGAAGCCCCGTAGTAGGCAAAGCCGTTTCCCCAATACAAAACATCTCCCACGTTGTAGCCGCCTTCTGCTGTCTTGCAGACGAGCATAATCTCAACAAGCTTCGGCACTACGCCGAGGCCGTGTGCAAGCGTGGCAGTCCCGCCAGACGTAAGAGACAATTCGGAACTGACGTACTCTTTGGTGAAAGCGGAATTTCCAAGCACCACATCGGCGTCCGGCATCGTGATCTTGCGATTCGCCGTCATTGCCGTGGCATCGATAGACAGAGCCCGCGGCGTCCCAGCGCCGTTGAAGAGCTTGAACGTGGCGGCTGCGAACTGGCCGTTAGCAATCGTCCGCGTCGTCTTGAAGATGCTCGTGATAAGGCCGGCCAGCGCCCCCCGCTTGCGTGTCGTGCCAGTGAGGTAGACGACCTCGTCGGTATCATCGAAAGTGCTGTCGGACGTCGCCGCCGAAAGAAGATCTTCCTTCCCGACCAGTGCTGCAGTCGTCGTGGCAGCATCAGCCTTCAACGCAACGGCCGCTTCCAGCAGGTCGATCAGATCGCTGTTGCTCTCGGACGCAGCGGCAAGCTCCTCGATCGTGTCCAGGGCCTCGGGTGCCAAACCTACAAGAGCAGCCAAAGCAGCCTTCACGAACGCGGTCGTCGCCAGCTGCCCGCTGTCCGTACCTGGGGCTGCCGTCGGTGCGGTCGGCGTCCCCGTGAATGCAGGGCTATTAAGCCCAGCCTTGGCCACGATAGCCGCAAGCGCAGAGGCCACATCAGTATCGATAGCGCGCAGGGCGGCAATCAGCCGCCCCACGTCCACCTCAAGCGTATTCCCAACCGCGGGCTCTTGATACCCGCGGTTGGGGGTCGTGTTTTCAGTCACCATTTCGGGATATCCTTACGAAGTGAATGCCCGCAGATCGGCGACGGAAGGCCGGGCCGCCGGCGTACCGGTCAGCGTCAGCCGCAGCCGGCCACCAGTCGGAGCCGCGACACTCGCCTCGCGGTAAGAGCGCTCGATGAAGCCTAGATCGATCGGGGATGCTGAAATCTGCGAGACCGCCGACCAGCTGTCGTCGATCGCGTCGACCTCAACAGTCAAAGACGACCCCACCGGCAGTTTTGTCGATGCGATAACGTCGAGTTGCACGTCCGAGCCGAACGTAAACGCGCGGCTCACATAGACGCCATCGGCCTGCATCGTTCCGAGCACCGCAAGGATGTCCCGCGCCACAACCGGCGTCACCAGCGCGCCGCCAGTCAGGATGGCCCGCACAGTCAGGTTGCCAGTGAAGAACGACGTTCTTTCCCAGACCTGATCGGGCAGAACCCGAACGGGCGTCTCCGCCCCGAACACCAACTCGAAGACAACCGAAGTCGCCTCAGTGGGCAGGAAGACGTTGCCGCGAATGATGACGTCCGAAACGTCGGTCACGGCATAAGTGCCGAGGTCGACCGTTCGCGTCGTGGGGCTGAACCGAGCGCAGTTTATCTTGAACGTGATGTCCGAATCCTGATGGATCGTCCAACTGACCGCATTGCTCGAACTGAACCGCGTTCCCACCGTATAGGGCTGGGCCGCGATCCACTGCTGATTCACGGCGTCGAAGGCGCCACGGTCAGCGATGCTGATGCTGTGATCCGGGTCGTTAGTTTTGACCACGAACGCAAACATCTGGTCCGGCGGCAGGTAGAACGGCACAGGAAACGCGAAATTCGTCCATGTGCCGGTCAGCACCGACTGCATGTCCACTTCGGTCTGGGCAATGACTTCCGTCGTCGGGAAGCCATTGTCGACCGTCACGAATTCCAAGATTACCGGCTGCGTGCGGTCGCCGATCGCACAGAACTTGATATCGACGCTGCTGACGTGCCGCCCCTGCGTGAAGCTGAAGCTTTGCGCCTGCGGGTCGGTATCGCGCCCGCTGTTATTCCGATCGCCGCCACCACGGCCGCCACCGCCACTGAAGCCACCGGTCTGGAACCGCTGCACGGTCGTGTTGCGCTGGAGTTCAATCGTCTCCAGGCGCCCCTCACCAGTAAAGGTCGCGGAACAAACCGTGCCAGAACCACCAACAGCCCGTACGCTCTTCGCGCCGGATGTGACGCCCGCCGGGATCGTGAACGAACTCGTGATGACGCCGCTGCCATTGGCAACAAGGCCGCCCGGATTGACGTCGACACCATCGAACGTCAGTTCGTCGAGTGTTTCACCCGGCCCGAACTGGCTAATGGTAAAATCAATGTCGATCTCACGCAGGAAGCGGATTGGCTGGGTCCGGACGCTTTGCAGGATCTCAGTGCTCGTCACCCGTTCTGTGTTGCCCGAGCCGAAAATCCGAGTCTGCTCGGACAGCCAGACTGTCTGCTGCTCAGTCCAAAAGTCCTGAGCCGGAGTGATCCGCAGAATCGCTGGGAGCGGCGTGAAGGACTGGTACGGGTTGATCTTAACGCAGCCCGACACAAGATCCTGACTAACGACCGTCTCCTCCGCAAAGGGCAGAAACAGCGAGCCTCCAGCATCGATCTGTTGAAATGCCGCGGTGATCGGGATCTGGAACGATCCGTTGAAGACCGCGCCGTTCTGCGCTTCACCGGCATCACGATAGTCGTCGTTCAGCAACGGATCGCTGAAGATGCCCGTCGTTTCCGCTGGAGCCCGTGCCGTGATGTCGATCTTCTGCTTCTGGAGCGACACCTGATTAAACAGGTCCAGCACGTTGTTATACATGCGGTCGATCGCAGAGAACGGATAAGCGCGGATCGAATCGTTGATGACCGTCGGCGTGCCGAACCAGTCATTGTAGATCGTCGCCAGCGACAGCAGCGTTTTGGGAACCTGCGGCGGCTGCGGCTGGGTCGGAGCCGAAAGTCCCTTGAGGTAGACGACGTTGCCGTCCGCATCGAGACACAGGCGGTCAGTCCGCGGCAGCTTGTTGGTGTAGCCGAGAAACACCGGCTGGCCAGTGACGCCGCCCGCAACCGAAATCGTGGTGGCCGTCACGGCCGTCGGCGTTACCGCATCCAGATAGCGATACGTCACGTCATAGGACGAAGACGTCGCCGGCTCGATGCCGCCAGAAAGCCAGTCGACCGAGTCCCCGGTGCGCTGGTAGTCAACGCCCTGCGTGTAGGTCGTGGCGCCCTGCACCACCGAGATGATGGAGGTGACGCCGTCATCCGGCAGAACGTCCGCGCCGTCAGTCACGCCCTTGGTGATCGTGACCGTGCGCTCTTTGGTGATGATCGCCGACGTCACAGCCGAGACAGGCGGACGGCGAACCGTAATAACCGCAGTGCCGCTGCCCCCGTCGTCGAAGTTGTGCGGCTCAGCGTCAATCGTGCCGGTATCCGGCGTTTCGGTTTCGGCAAAGCGCGACGCCGTCGGGCGGGTCCGCTTGAAGCCCATGATGTTCGCCCGGCCCTCGGAGATGGCGAAGACCTGCTTACCTGCATCCAGGCCAAGTGGCGACACCGTGCACCCGCGTACAACATAGTTCTCGTGGGCGTCGTAGTCGTAGGTCGCGATCTGCTGCTGGATGCCGGAAAGGGTCGGCGGGGCGTCCTGCGAAACAATCACACCATCGCGAAGCAGAAGATACGGATAGAACTGGCCAGTGCCGCCGTCGCCCTCAAAGGCCCACGCGAAGCTGACCACCGTCCGCACGCCACCCGGCTCGCCGTAGCTTTCCTCGGCTTCAGCCACGAGGCCGAGATAGATGTCGTCGTCCTCTGCCGTCACAATGGTCGTGGTCGACCGGACACCGATCTTCACGTCGCCAGTCATCGGTACGGACGTAAGCGTGCCTTCGGGAACCTCACGGCGCGAGCCGTCGATATAGAGTTCTCCGGCAGTGATGGTGACGGTTCCGGCGTCGATGTTGACGAGCACGTCCGCACCGTCGATTCGGTCTCCATCGCGGGCGATCAGGTCGCCGATACCCTTGCGCTTGCGCGCCTCGATCGAGAAAGCTTCGTTCAGGTCGGCGCCCTGCGACAGGTCGCCCTCGCCCAGGTAGACTCGGTCGTTGTTCGGACGTTCGGAAATTCGGTCGCGAATCTTTGCAAGATCCGGCCTTGCGACCGGATCAAATACTAGAGTTGTCATAATGACCTCAGATGGTGAGATTGATGACAATGCGCTCGCGCACTGTTTCCAAGAACGTGAAGGAAATCGGCGACTCCCCCACGCGAACCTCGCCATCGGGAAAGTCGATCTGGTCTGGATCGAGCCATGTCTTGAAGGGCGCGACGCCCTGGGCAATGCCACCGAACACAACGGCAGCAGAGGCAACCTCGCCGGACGCTACGCCAAAGCCGATCGTCGCGTCATAAGCGAGAACAACCGTGTCCTCGCCGTCGCCGTAGTCAGTGATGTCCTGAACGGCGCGCACGACGCGGGCGTACCCTATCGGGTCGCCGTCGGCGTCATAGAGCCCGATATGCGCGCTCTTCTGCATCATCAGCCAGGACTTGAGCACGCGGGCATCAGTCACGCCGCCCCATGTCAGGCCAGGCGCAGCCCACGTAAGTGATCCGAGCCATGTGACGTCATCGCCGTCGGTGAACTCGACTCCGAGCGCGGCGGCTACGCCAGCTTCTGCATCCGCATCAACCTCATGCGTCCTGCCGTGCGACCACTTGACCTTGCCGCCCGCAATGCGAACGCCGGAGCTATCGCCCCAAATGGACCGGCCCCAGCGGGAACGCCCATAGACATGGCCGCGAACGTCATAGCCATAGTAGCCGCGCCAGAAGAACGAGCGCGCCGGGTCGGACAGACTGGCAAGGTATTCGGCGTTGGTCAGCCGCTGGATTTCTTCAACGCCGGGAAGTTCGCCCATCTGGATCTGGTAGAGATGCCAGCGCCTGCGGTCGCGAACCTGGTCCTGAATTTCGATGTCGTCATAGTCGATCCACGACAGCGAAGTCGTGATTGCCTGCGGTGTGCCGCGGAGGCGTTGCCACACCCTGCCCTCGTCGATCAGATCCTCTACCGTGTCGAAGAAGTCAGAAATCGGGCCGAGACCGTATTCATTCACGAGCCACGGCGCGACTGTGATGTTGAGCGGCCGCGCGTATTTCAGGCCGTGGATCGCGTCGATGGACGGGCCGATCTCGCTTGCGATGTCGGTTGCCTCTTCCAGAGCCAACTCAAAAGCGGTGCTGTTGGATGGCAGAAGAGAAACAACCATTACCGAAGCCTCCCCATGTAGGACAGGTTAACCGTCCCGAACGCCGCCGCGCTGAACTTGTCCATGACGACGTCCGTCGCGGGTGCAGTCAGCGTCACCTTTGCCGCTCCCGCAGCCATAAGGCGCGAGATGATCCACGAGGTGTTGACGTCGAAGCCTATACCGCCCTCGTTGTCGAGCGCGTCGCGAAGCGTCTGCTCAAGTCCGTCAAAGACCGACATAGGCGCTTCCGGCAAAAGCCAGACGCTTGCCGTCACGTTGACGATGGTCTTGACCGCGGGCACTACGGAAATCACGTCGTTGACGGAGCGGACAGCGGGCGCGGACAGTGCCGCCAGCACGGAAGTCAGCAGCGGCGCGCCCGGCGTCCCGCCATTGCTCGTCGTCAGAATGGCGATTTCGATTTCAGGGCCAGTTCCGGGGCGATAGACGGCCACGTCACGGATGTCTGCATCGACAGACCGCGCATGGAACTCGTACCACTCTTCCGGGCCAGCCGTTGAGCTGCCCTGATCCGCAAGCACGATGCGCTCGCGCAGAGCCATGTCGGATTCACCAGCCAGGCGAGTGACGCCGTGATCAGCGGCAAGGTTTTCGAGGTCGTTGCCTGTGGCATAGCCAAGCAGGTTTGCCCGCGCGGCATCGTTGACGCGCGCCCTCTCCAGCATCTCGCGGTAAGCGTTCTCCTGGATGATGATCGTCGCCGGATCCGTCTCCAGCATGGCGACGTCATAGTCCGGAAGGCCCGCGTCGGGATTGGCAAGGCGCACCGCCTCCCACAAATCCTGGAACGTCTGCTTCTGGCGCGCGACGATCGCCTCGTAATCCAGCTCCTCAATGACCTGCGGAGTAGGCAACGTCGATAGGTCGACCATGTCGCCCTCCATAGTGCTAAATCGTTAGTGCGACGCGCGCGACCTTGTCCTCAGCGACGCTGTAGTCGCCCAAATGCCCGTGCGGAAAATAGGTGCCGGAAATCACGAGGCCGATCTTGCCGTCAGCGCTGACAGACCGCACGGCGCCGGTTCGCATTCTGAACCGAGGCTCCCAGGCGTCGATTGCCGCAGCGGCGGCCGAATAGACGGCGAGGATGTTCTTCCGGATGGTCTTGCTGTCGACGAGATCGGGCAGATCCGATCCGAAGGTACGGCGCATGACGCGCGACCCGATGGCCGTCTGAATGATCTTGCCGATTGACTGGTCGGTGTGCTCCCAGTCAGTGAGCGGCCTTCCGGTTACGGCGCTTATTCCTGCCGAGTCTCGCATGTGGCTCTCCCTTGGTATCGGCCGGAACATACGGCGCCACTACACTGCCTCGCGGAGGCGTCAGTTCAGCAGCCTGCTCGTCGCTCAGCGTGAACGGCACACCAGCCGCACGCCAGTGTCCAGCAACCTCGCAGTCGCGCTTGGTGGTGTAGAGTTTCATGAAATCTCCTGAGGTCACTCGCATTCCCACCGCGACGCGCCGGAAATAAGGGAAGCCCCGCACGCAGTAGAGTCCCCATGCCGCGCTATGTCAGCGCCTTCGCACTTCCAGCGGCCAGAGCCTTCGGTGATTGCGTTTACTCCGTGGATTGGGCAGGCGTAGAGATCACCCTTCCTGGCGATCAGCTTGCCTTCGCATTTCCACTTTGATGCCGAAGTGATGACGGAGCCGCCGTGCGAACCGGCGTCTCCAAGACGCACGATCCGCGGCATCAGGCCAGATGCCCGTTGGACGCGGTCAGGGTCATGGTGGCACCATTCATGGAGACAGCCTCGCCGCTCGCCCCGATGACCGTGTCGCCAATCTTGATGTGGAAAGGCACGTCGGCGTTCTCGCGAGCGTTCGCCTCGCTGTAGGTCGAAAGGTCTATAGTCGCGTCCGCCAAGTCTCCACTCTCGGAGTGGACGTCCACCTGCTCGCCGACGGACAGGATCACGTCAATCTTGACGCCTCCAGCTCCGAGCGTTCTGGGCCGTATCCACGGAGTCAGGTACGGCTTGCCGCCCTGCTCACCTAGCTTCACGCGGTACTTCCCGGCGTTCTCGCCAGTCCCGACCTCGGCCACCTTGCCGGTTCGCTTGCGGTTCCGCCCTCTCCGCTCGATCTCAGCCAGGCGCCCGTAGATATTCGCGATCTGGTCAGGAAGATTGTCCGGGATCATGCGGCCTCCTACGTGACGGGCACAACCGGAGCCGCGCCGACCTCAACAATGGCAATATCGCCCTCAACGCCGTCAGGCGGCACGATAAGCATGTTCTCGCCCTCCGTCCGCGTGATGCCGTAGCGGCGGAGTTCCGTCTGCCAATCCGTCGACGAGCCCGCGATCTGCGCCCGCATCAGTGCAACCTGGGCATTAAGAACGGGGTCTGGAATAACAGCGGTGCTGTCTGGGTCATCGGGGTCATGGTCGGGGTTCGGCACAGTCAGCGTCGCAGCCTTGGCAAAGAATAGCGCCATCGGGCTTTCGGGCTTCAGTTCCCTGCCTCGAACCGGGTCGGGCATCAGCATGACGGTAAGCTTGATCTGTTGTGCGGCCAGCCGAACACCGGAGCCGTCGCCGCTGGTGCGAGCCCGCTCGATCAGGACGTTGCCCATGTGGAATTTGCGGAATATCTCTGCCCATTCGTTCTCGGGGTCGGACAGCGTGTCGCCGATCTGGCGCGCAACCACGTCCAACAGAAATTCAAACGCGGCGTCAGTCGCCGGGATGCCGACGCCAACCAGCGTCGTTTCGCCAGTCTCATCGTTGAATTCGGTATGAGCCGCCGTCACGCCCATCTCAAAGAGAAAGTCCGTCGCGCCGTTGTCGGTCCACGAGCGGAGCATGTTCTCCTCAGACTTTGCCGCATCGGCGTAGACCGAAATGAACGGCTTCTCCTCGTCCGTCCGCAACTCGCCGTCGGCCGTGATATCCAGCGCTCCGATCTGGCTGTCCAGAACGTTGTCGCCCACCAGCGTCTTTCCGCGCAGCGCGTAGACAGCGGCCAGGCGCGCAGCAATTCGTGTCAGGGACATTGTTCTCTCCTGCGCCTACCGCTGATTCAGCGACAGCACGATGATCGATGTGTAGCGGTCGTTCACCGTCTTGATTTCCCATAGCGGCGTTCCGGGAAGTTCATTGCCTCGGATCACGTCGCCCTTGCGGAAAATCACTGCGCCAAGGTCCGCACGCTCAATCACGAGGGCTGCTTCGGCCGCAGCCATGTTGGTGACGACACCAGCACCGATGTTGATCGTGCCTTCCGGCGACGGCGTGTGAAGTACACCGCGCAGGTTGGTCACGGGGCGGCCCGGATCGGCCGTCCCGTTTTTCTGTGGGAGATGACGAACCTCCTCGCCGAAGGTCACGCCAATCGTTCGGTCGGCCTTCGCCTCGAGAGTTCGCCAGTCAACCATTAGCCGTTGAGCCTGACGACGCCGGTAGCCGAAGGGTTAGCCGCGACGGCAAGGTTCTTCGCCACGAGAGTGTTGTCGGTCGCGGTCGTGGTGAACACCTTGTTGGTATTGTCCCAGTAGATGGCAAGGCCAACAGTTGCCCACGCCTGCGCCGACGTCTTGGCGTGTTCGTACACGCCGCTGGTCTTAATCTCGACCTCTTCACCGGACTTGGCAGAATATGCTGCGATGCCGAACAGCGTGCCGACAAGGCAACCTGCGCCGGACGCAACGTCGTAAGGAGCCGTTACGGTGACAGTGTCACCCGGCTGAATGTAGTTTCTCATAATTGTCTCCTTGAAGAAAGCGACCCGCCGAAGCGGGCCTTATCGGTGATTAGGCGCCTGCGTTCTTCAGGAGGCCGCGGTGATCCATGGTCTTCGCACCGACGTCGAGGCGAGCCTTGACCTCCAGGCCATCGACGTCAAAGCCCTGGCGGGTCTCGATGTAAACGCCACGGTTGCCCTCAAGGTAGGCGAGCTCCACGGTGTCGATCTGCGACGGCGAAGCGGACAAGTACCAAGCCGTTGCGGATCCGGCGATGTCGGATGCCGTTGCGGCGCCCTTCTTGATGCCGTTGTCGAGGCGTGCTTCCGCGATGATCTCCAGCGAGCGCATCGAAGACGTTGCAACCTTGTCGGAGGAGTCGGCATAGAACAAGGACTTCAGTTCCTGCTCGGCCTTCGTTTCAAGCGCTACCGGTACGATGAGGAACTGCGGACGGATGTTCAGGACCGTCTTGCCATCCAGACCGACCTGCTTGGCCATAGTCGCGCGGGCAGCACCGAGAGCCGTCACGCCGAATGCGGCAGCCGTCGGGAGGTTGTTGTGGTTCGCGTGGAACAGCGCCGTGCCGTCGCCCATGGTAGGGTTGCCGAGGATCTGCGCCCAGACGAGATCGCTCTCAAGCTGCGCAGCGGCGCCACCCATCAGCTGTGGAATGCGGCCGAAGGCGTTCATGTCATCATTGATGATGACCTGGCGGGTAATCGCGATCACCTTTCCGAAGGTAGCAATCTTGTAGGATTCCTTGCCTTCAGCCATCGTTCCGCGCTTGAATTCGCCGGATTCGTTGACCTTGTCGAACGCCGGGCCTTCGCCGAGCTGTGCCCGATTGACCGGCTTGAAGTCCGAGACGGTGGCTTCGCGAACGAGCGGACGGAACGTCTGACCGGCTGCCTCATAACCAGCACGCAGCGTGGTGTTGACCACATTACCGAGGATAATGGGGAAGTCCGACGTCGAGCCGTAGCCGGAGCGCTGCGCCAGTGCGGTGCCTGCAATCTCGTCACGGGACATGCCGCGGGTCTTGACGCCACGAACCTCGAGAGCTTCGCGGGCCATGTCCATCAGCGAAAAGCCGCGATATTCGCGAGCGGCGTCAGTCAGGGCATACGAAGGGTCAGCACGGTGGTGGAGGGCGTCACGCATGGCAACGGCGCGCTTCTCGTGATGCTCCTCGCCGACGCGGGCGGGGCTTCGATTGTCGGTAGCGGGTGCCTCGCGGGACATCAGCTTCTCCAGGAGCGCGGAGCGGAAATCGGCAACGGAGCGTCCGGCGTCAATGCTCTCGTCGCCGAGATCGATTTCACCCGCCTCCTTGGCCAACTTCCGAATTTCAGAAACGCGGGTGCGCTCCAGGCGAACGGCCTTCTCGGCGGCGCTCTCTCCGTTGCGCTGACCGTCCGCGTCTGCTGCGGCGATCTGCGAGCGAACTTCGGCGATTTCAGCCAGGATCGCTTCGTGATCCGTTTCGATGGCGCGGGCAGCGTCGGCCGCCGTGTCATCCTTGATTTCTGCGAGTTTGTCAGCGGCGCGCTTTTCCAGCAGGGCCAGCTTCTCACGAAGGGTCATGTTTTTTTCCTTATAAAGTTGGCCGGGCTAGGCCACGGACTGACGCTGACGCATTGCCATTCGGATACGTCTAGCTTCGTTTCGGCCGGTGGCCGTCTCACTTACAAACTCACAGGGCACCGTCGTCGGTGCGTCCTTGCGAATCTGACTTCCAGCATCGGCGGGCACGGGAACAGCGCTGATTTCCAGTGGCTCCCAGTCTACGACACGCCACTCTTCGTCATTGCCGTCGCCGTCCGCGTCAGTCTTCACAACCTTGTGGATGGCGTAGCCGACGGAGATGTTTCGTATGATGCCGTCGCGAATCTTGTCGACGATGGCCTTGTCCGCGTCGGCTCGCGAAAGCTTGACAGTCGCATAGCCCTTGCCGCCTTCGATGCGGGCGGACCCAGGAACCACAGAGCCGATAACGTCGCTCAGGTCCCAGTCGCTATGCGTGTTCAGGAACGGCGCGCCGGCATTAAGCCGGTCAAGCCGTACAGACTTGGGCGTCACCTCCAGGATCTCCTGGTAATATCGATCGTGCCGCCACGACCAACGGCGCACGGGGGCGCCGGTAGTCCAAATCACTTCGATGGTGTTTTCCGCCTCGTCGAACGAAGCTGACCGCACCTCTGCGCCCATCCCGAATTTGGGAAGGTTTATTATTTTCTCGTTCATGAGGTGTCCTTGTCGTCGCCACCATCCGGCGGTTCATCACTCGCGTCAGGGTCCTGCTGCGTCTGACCGGCCTGAGACATGCGGCGTGGGTCCGAGTCGAAAATCAGGCCCTTCTCGTCGAGCAGCTTGTTCCACTCGACATAGCCCTCGATGACCTCGTCCGGCGTGTATCCGGTCTCAGCGATGGCAACGAGCGGGTTAAGCAGACCGGAACGCATTGCGGTCACACGGGCCGCAATATCCTTTGCTTCGTCGGCCGACGGGAACCGTGGCGGAGACCATTCGACTGCGACCTTGCGCGTCTTGATCTTGCCGGCGAAGTAGGCCGCCTCGCAGAACCAATCCCAGAGCGGCTGGCAGATCATGGGAATGATCACCTTCCACTGCAGGTCGTCGATAATGCGCCTGTAGGTCTCGAGGCCAATCTTGCTGGACGAGTAGTTGACCTTGTCCAGGCGGCCGGTCAGGAATGCATGCGGCACGCGGAAGCCGGTGGCGATCGTGTGAAGCATGGAATTCTTGTAGCTGTCGTAGTTTGCGGTGTTCGCCGGCTGCGTGAACTTGATGTCCTTGCCGCCACGAGCATGGTAGAGCATGCCAGGGGCGAACTTCTCGACGATATTGCCGTCCGCGTCATAAACGCCCGCTATATCGCCTTCGCTAAGCGGCAGACCAATACCGCCGGTCTCATCGCCGCCCACGACCACGCCCACCATGCAGGCTTCGATCTTCTTGCGAACGATCTCGGCCTCTTCGTAGGTGTCGAGGTCGTAGAGCTTGCGGATCGCTGCATGCCCCCACGGCACGCCCTGCGTCTGCCCGGCCCTCTGCTTGACGAACGCGAACGCCACGTCTTCCGCAGGAACCGGCACGGACGAGACCGACGTCATCGACGTCAGAAATGCGTTGCCCGGGTGGTTGGGAAACAGCCAGTAGGCCGTCGTCTTGCCGATCAGGTCGTACTCGACGCCGTAAGACGCGCGGCGCCCGTTGTTGAGCTCGCCGTTCTTGGTGCCGTCGAGGTGGTCAACTTCCAGCACCTGCAGCTGCAAAGGAACGGCCAGGCCATCCTCCGCCCTACGTCGCCTGCGACGCACCATGCCGGTGCCAGCCTCCAGCATCTCGCTGGCGGTCAGGGACACGACGCCGTGGAAATCCAGATGACCATCGGCATCGCACTGCTTCATCCACTCGGCGAACAGCTTGTTGACGGCTTTGTCCTTCGACCGCGGCACGATCCCTGCGCCAACCGCATGCGTCACCAGCACCGAAAGCGCATTAGCCGCATAGGGGTTGTTCCGCACGAGGTCGCGCATCCGGTCGCGCAGCAACTGCGCGGACACCCCAACCTCTGCCTCGGCTGAAGTATTCGGCGTGCGCCAGGAGCCGTTCAGGCGGCCACGGGCCGCTCCATCATAGCCGCGGGTGGCGATGTCAAACGCCTGCCTCGCCGCGACACGGCGCAGGGCAGCGCGAGGCGCCACCGCTGCGATGGCCCTGTCCAACAGATTTGCTTTTGCCATGCTAGAACGCCGCCAGTGTCACGTTTGACTTCGGCGACTGTTTCGCCTTCATCCACTCGATCGCCTTGATCATGTCGCCGACGGAGTGGTATTCGACCTCGCGCTGCGTCCCGCCAGAGCGGAACAGCACGCGCCGGGCGCCCTGCGCCATGGCCTCTTCGATGGCGGCGATCTGCGCCGTATAGTCGGTCATGGTCGCCTCCTAGTGGTTAGAGCCAGGTCGATGCAGCTTTTCGGGGTTTGGTTCTTGGCGCGTTGTCATTCGCCGCGGCCAGTGTGTAGCCGGACGCCAACTGGTCGCGACGCTCCTGCCAGTTGACAGGCGCAAGCTCTTTGGCGGCCAAGGCATAGACGGTGCAGTCGAGCGCTTCATTTCGACGACCGGGAACTGGAATCCACTTCCGCACAGGCCGTCCTCGATCCATCTTCACGACGGACTGCTCACCCGTGAATTGCTCGTACCAGACCTCCGGCAGGTCTTTCGAAAACCGGAAAACCTTGCCGTGCTGCACGCGATTGAGAATTGTGTCCTTGATGCTGTCGACGCCGACGATCCAGAGCGGATCTTTCTTCATCGTCTTGGAGCGCTCGATGAACTTGCGCCGCCCGCCGTCACCCTTGATCGCAACGACCTTGTGCCGAAGCCTGGGCTTCACAAACTCATAAACGTGCGCCATGTGGCTGCCGCTGGACGAGTCAATCGCGACCGCATCGATTCCGATCTCCCCGCCAAGCGGGTGCCGCCATTTCTGGCGGATGATCGTGTCGATGTCGGTCCAGAACTCGTCATGCTCATACGAGCCGTAGACGACGTCATGATCCAGCACGAGAACCTGCCCGGCCTCCGTGTGGCCGAGATACGTCACCTCGCCGCGGTCATCCTGCATGTCGATGCCGGCCGTGATGGCGAGAACATCTTCCGGGAACGGATACTGGTCAGGTCCGCCAAGCCCGAATGGCTCGGCCGATTCCTGCAGCGCAAGCTCGTCGATCCGGTCGCTCTCTGTGCGCCACGCCTCGCCCAGAACGGTGTTGACGAACGGCTTCAGCAGCAGCGGGTCGTTCTTGGCAATCAAGAACTCTTCGGCCAGCAAGCCCCAGTCCGCGTTCGGCAATGGGCTGGTCAGTGAGTTGATCTTGAAACCCGCGTGCCCCTTGACCTCCGGCTTCGTAATCCGCCAGCGGCCACGCTGCACCATCGTCGACTTGTGCTTGTGCTCGACCTCACAACCGCAGTTTGGACAATGCCAGGCGGCCTTCTCAGGCTCGCCTTCCGGCCAGTGTATATCCTTCCACAGCACTTCGGCATAGTCGTCGCACTCGACGCACTGCACTTCGAACACGCGCTGGTCAGACTTGGCGTATTCCGCCGCGACGTAGCTGGTTTCTTCCTCGTCGGGCGTCGAGCCCACAACCAGCTTATAATCAGCGAACTGCGCCGTGCGTCGCTTCGCCAGCGGGATCGGATGACCTTCCGTCGTCGGCTTCATGCCGTCGACTTCGTCCATTATCACGACACGGGCGTTGTGCGCGCGAAAGCTTCGCGGTGTCTCCGCGGAAAGGATCTTGAGCGTGCCGCCAGTGAACTGGCGCATCAGCATCGTGCTGCGGTCCTTGGAGCCACGCTCCTTGGCGCCGGACGACTTGTCGCCCGAAAGCACACCCTGCAGGACCGGCGAATCCGCGAACGTCGGCTCAAGGTCAGAAGTCACGAACGACTTCGCCATGTCGTCGTTAGGCAGGTAGACCAGCATCAACGACGGGTCATTGACCACGAAGTTGGCAACCGCTCCGGTCAGAACGGTGGTGTAACCAATACGCGCCGACTTCAGAACCGACACCTGCCGGTAGGCCGGATCGCCGATCGCGTCAGCTATCCCCTTCTGCGGAGCGTAAAGCTTTATTTTTCCTGGGACGCCTGACACCGTGCTCGGCAGGCGAATTTCCTTTTCCATCCATTCGGACAGGTTGATTTTCTGAGGCGGGCGAAGGGTCGCCATCACCTTCTTCAAGGTCGCCGAGGTCTGCGTCATAGATGTCTACTCCATCCGCAAGCTTGGTCATTGCATCGCGGATTTCCTCATCAAGGATCAGTGCATCCTCGGGCGAGAGAGACATCCTTTGCCGGGTGCGAGAGACGACGGCCAGCAGCCCGCTGCGGATGCTGGAGACCTGTTCGGACCAAACACGCGAAACCTCCTCGACCGGAAGTAACTCCTTGCGGAGTTTCGCGTTTTTCAATTCCTGTGTGTCGGCCTGCTCCTTCTTGAGGCGGGCCTCCTCACGCTCCTTGTCGATCTGTGTTTCCTTGTCCTTGCCGCGGTTGGAGGCGTGCTCGACATACCGCTGGACACTCTGTGGGCCGTCGAACTCGCCGTGGCCCAGGCGAACAACAAGCCCCTCTTCCGCGAGCTGGTTAACGCGCCGTGTCGTCAGCCCGAGCAGCAGGGCTAGCTCTGCCGTGGTCAGCTTCATCGTCGCCACCAAAAGGAAGGAAATGACCTAGGAAAAAAGTTGCATAGAGCGCGATTTCGGGGCCTCCCACCCGCTAGGGGTGTAGGTGGGCCTCCGGGGGAACCAACGGAGGGGGTGGGTAGCGCATATCTATGCAGCTGCCCGCCACTCCTCATCGGTCTTCGCACCTTTGGCCATGTTGTCAGTTGCCCAGAGCGGCTGAAGGTTGGTCAGCGACCACGCCACCACTGCCTGGGCAGGGTCGCTCAAGTCAAAGCGACTTAACGGCGTCTTGTGGTCTATGTGAATTTCGCCACGCTTAAACGCCTCCCAAGACATTCCGTCTACGAACAGCGCCTCAAGGTGACCGCGCAGATCAGCCATGGAGTAGCCAAGTGCCGCCTCTATCGTGGCAGTACCCACGTCACCGACATCCCCGTTAAGAGCCTGGCGCATACGCCACAACGCATCAAAGCCAAAACCCTTACGTCGAAGCCTTCTCCGCGTCCTCTCGCGCAGCATGAATTCGTTGTCGTTGGCATACCGCAGCCTGTACTTCTCTGCCTCGGTCAATCCTGGCATTGTCCATGGCCTGTCGAACTTTGAGAGATATGACTCAATCCTGCGCGCAATTGCTCGCTTCTCAGCAAGGTATTTGCGCCACCACCTGTCACACAGCAGCCTCTTCCTGTGCGTCTTAGCGCGTCCAGCAGCAGCAACTGCCTCGCGTTTCCTGGCGTTCTCTTCGGATCGATCACCTCTGGTCTTCGATCTACATGACTTACATACGGTAGACCGCCCGAAAAGCCCCTTCTTCGCTAGACCAAAATCAGTTAGAAGAAGCTCCAGCTTGCAACAGGTGCATTCCCTGCAAACAACAACTTCGTTGTCGTTTGCTGCAACAAGCCTCTTTGGCGCGTCCGCATACGGGTCAGCCCAACCATTATGACGGCGGCGCTCAAACTCGGCACACTCGCAGCAGAACGTGTGGTTCCCATAATCGAAATTCGACAAATGGTCGCCACACCCCTTGCACGACTTGCGAGGGTATCTGTCGACAACGCGCATCAGCGAACCAAACGTGGTCCTCGCATCCCTGCAATCAATGCACCACGTTGGGCACTTCTTGGCTTCCGCCGTAGTCGGCTCACTGCACCCACGGCATTCAAAGTGAAACGTCTTCGTTTCCCAGGCCATGGACGCCTCCCCTTCAGATCAACTCAAAGCCCCACCAGCCAGCCTTCGCAGATAGTGCGTGACACGCACATCGAGCGCGTCCTTGCCCCTATCGAAGGTTGCAGCAGTGTTGCCCGTGGTCGCTTCGGTCGGAAGGACAACGTCGGACTTGACGACCTGGAACTTGTTGCCCACACGCCGGAAGACCTGACCGTTCCAGTTGCCCTTGACCACGCGCTTCGGCCACCAGCCGGCCTTCATGAACGTGCCGGCAAAGACCTGCCGCTGATTGCGAGGCGCTGCGCTCACACCCTTACGGGTCTCGCGCGCCTTGAAGTACTTGAGCCTGATCTCTCCGCCCTTGACGGGGATTTCGTAAGCCAGCGTCGCGGGCGTGGACCGTATGCGCTTCTTTACCGCTTTCGCGCCCACGCGCTTGGCCAGTCCAGACTGGTCAGCCAGCGCCCTGCCCGTGGCAGTGGCAGCCTTGGCGCCTGTGTCGTTGATTGCGCGGCTGTAGACGCTGCGAGCCCTGCCGTCGCCAAGTTCACGGGCAAGCTGCGTGAAGCGGCGCACTCCGTCGCCTGTGATGGATACGACTAGCATGGTGGTGGCCTTGAATTGGTTGCGGAGCCCCGGAGTCGAACCGGGTATCTCGTGGTTATGAGCCACGCGAGATGCCGTTTCTCTAGCCCGCATTGAAATGGCGCACCACGAACGCCCGGTGCCGGGAGGCTGCGGAGTGGAGAAGACATGTAAGCGTTGTAAGAAACGATAATGACGGAACAACCAAGGGTGTGCCATAAGGTCGATAGATACCCGCCCAGGAAAAAACATGGAACATCGCGACATTACTCATATGGGACAGCTTTACAGCCTGTCGCACTTGGCGCAGCGCTCGTATTCGTTCGACTGGACCGTTGATAATGTTACAACGACCTATACCGCGTGGGTGAGGTACAGCAATCACTGCTACAGTGAATCGGTCGGCATCGGAGTGTTGACTGCTGACGATGTGGTCGTGTCGAAGAATCCACTTAGGACATTTTGCCCTATTAGGTTTGGAGAGACGCCACGCCTAGTTGGCTTAGTGGCGGATATGATGGCCAAACCTACCACACGCGTTGCCCGCACCTCAAAGGGTAATTACAGTGTATATCAACTGTACGTGAAGGATGGAGAGCAGAACCGCTACTGCGTATTTTTCACAGTAAAGCCATCCCTATCTCAGCCTGGTGTCGGGCATGAGTACTTTCTCGATGTTCACATCGAGAGCGCGTATCTAAAAGATCAGCGCGTTGGCACGGTTTCGCAATCTCCGCTGGGGAAGATAGCTCATCTAGCGAGGATGGGGGCGCAGTAAGGAAATGGTGGGAGACGGTTCCCCGCCTCCCATAAGGTATCCTCGACGAAGTCAAACCCATCAGGGCCCACAGCCATAAGCAAGTGATCGGTCACCCGACGACATCTACACTATCAACCCCCATCAAAGGGGGCCTCAGTCGACCTGTGCAGACACCATGATATGTATGTCACCTGTATGCCGGTGTCAACACTTTGGCACCCCACCATGGCAGAGTGTATGCAGGTACCGTCCCTACTGCCCTCCATGGCAATATCCCCAGTACGCACCATAGTGTCTACCACACCTAGATACAACAGAACCATAGCGCCAGGGAGCGTGCACTACCTGCCGAGCCATTGGCTGACGGGGTCACGCTCTACCTGGCGCACGATCGCCCGTGCTGCGAGAGGAGGCGCGCAAGGGCAATGAAAAGACAAGAGGCGCCGTTGCGACACCGGAGAAAACCGGGCGACTGCCGCGTTGATCCTCTTGTCGAACGAAGATGGATGCACGCGCAAGTCAACGTGCATCATAGGTGGCGTCCGCGCTTGCCAGCGGCTGATAGCCTAAACGAACACTGTCACCAGTGTCGCCGCATCTTCGTAAAGCAAGGAACGGTCTGGCATCCCCAACCTTCTCAGGGTGTACAAAGTCCTGCCTTGCCTGTCTGGTTCGAAGGTGCCCGGGTAACTATTGGTCCAGCGCCCACCTTCGAAGGGTTTTGAGGCAGTCCCGGTTTCACTCGCGAGTTTAAAACGTCCGCGGCTTGCCGGCGCCCCAAGATGATGAAGGCCGCGTAACGGCGGCCTCCGGGAACTATCCCTTCATAATGATACGATGCGACGACCGAATTGACCGGACATTACGCCGCGATCTTCTTCTTTTTTTCGTCGACAACCCACCGGGCCGTCTCATCCGCCGCAATCAGCGCGTCAATCGCGGCGTCGATCAGCCAGGGGCCGACTTTCTCCGCATAGGATCGCCCCTTCCCCATAGCGATCCCAATCTCCTGCGCGGTCGCGTCGCTAATAGCCAGGTCGAGCACCTTCGCGTGATCGCCGAGGATTCGCCGTAGGTGGTCGACGTAATCGCCTGTCTCGATCCGCCGCGCGAGCTCGCACTCCCGACCCGCCGCCTGGGAAATCTCGCCTAGAGGCTTTGGTTTTTTGACGCCGCCCCACTGCGGACCAGGCACGAGTGCGTCTTGGCACTGTGTCGCGGCGACCGGGAGATCTGCGAACGCTACGGAGCCATCCACGCCGTGTTCGCGCAGGACGGCGCGGGCCTCCTCGACTCCGGGCAGTGCCTCGTGCATGTCGAAAATGGCGCGCTCGCCGGAAAACGGACGCCTAAGCGACACGGCAGTGAACGGCGACGGCGTTGTTGCTGGCGCCCGCAGATAGGAGCGGATCGCTGCCTCTGTCCTTCCCGGCTGTTCACGCCCCTTAACGCCTCGCGCACGCTCCACTGGCCGCAATGCCGTGCCCCGTTTCGTGCGGGACCATTCGATCAGCGCGCCATCGCGGAAGACCAGATCGCCGAGCTCGATGTCGACAGTGCCGTTGCGATGGCGCTTGACCTCTGTCGGCAGATCGGCCCGTGCATAAGTGTTCACCAATTTGCCAGTATGTTCCCACCGCTCGGACCCTGTCACCGACCAGCCAACGGCGCGAAGAAGCTCGGCCTCAGATGGCCGGACTTCTACGTGCGCTTCATCCGTGTCGTCGTCGGTTGGCTCCGGCGCGATGTAGCCGCTCCCCGGGTATAGGAGATTTCGCCAGTGCCTGAGAGCGTACACACGAGCCTCGTCGCCACGATGGGCCAGACGCTCAAGAGTAGGCCATGCGAGAATGTCGGGTGCGCGGTTGTCGTTGGCGGGGATGGGTCTGGGCTTCTTCGGCTTGCTCGGTGCGGGCGCGTGGGAAGCGACCGCGAGGAGCGCAGAAAGCTGTGTAAGATCGTGGTTATCGGGCTGCAAGGCGGGCATCCAGTTCCTCCTGAGTGCAGAACTTTGGCTTCGGGTTTGGAATGCAGTCGATCGAGTAGGAGAGTGCCGTCGGCACGCCTTCTTTGTCTTCCACGATCTCCGCAGCGCGGTAGCGCATGGCAGCTGCCGCCCGCTGCCTCTCTTCTGCGGCGGTGCGGGTGACGCAGAGAGAGAGTTTGTAATCGCAGTCGCGCTTTAGTCGCTCCATCGAATCCTCGAGTTCGGTAATCCGCAAGCGGAAAGCTTCAATTACCGTATGTGCCTCTGCCAGACACGATCGGTAGTGCCGGCCTTGGTTCTTAGGATCGCGTGGCGCCATCTGGTCGGCGATCTCCAGCGAAAGCTGGCCGGGTCCGGTGCGGCGTTTCATGCGGCCACCCACTCGCCACCACGACGACGGTATGTCGTGTCGTCCTTTCCGCCGGCTATTGTGGCGATCGTGTTTACCTCCGGATCGATACGTTGGAACAGGGCGATCGCGCCGGCCATGTCGCAACAATTGTGCTCAGCCATCGCGAGGGTCCCGGTGTGTGTTGCGAAGTCATACGCGAGGCCATGGACGACGCAGGCGAATTCAGGATGGTAGACGGGTTGGGCCATGTGAACCTCCTATTTGTAAATCGTGCGGTCGTGCGTGCTATAGAAAAAGTTCCGCACGCACGATGATGGGGAATGAATTCCCCCCATCGTTCAGGGTGTGATTTTAGTTTGAAATCGTGCGCCTGCACGATATTGATTTCATTGCATTTTCGCGAGATTTTCCAGTTTTCGTGCGGGCTTTTCGTGCGGCGCACGAACTGCGCACGAATGGCTCAATCTTCCTCAGGTTCGTGCGCGCCCCACGGACGGTTCCGCACGGCAGATTTCTCGCGAGCCCGCGACACGAATTCGCCCGCCTGTTGCTCTCGGTGGCGCTCTGCGCGGATGTCGCCAAGAGCATCAAAGCCCGCGGGCGTCACCTTCCAACGTCGGCCTTCATATGACGCTAACTTGTCGCGCCGCAGCTTTTCCGTTGCCCTGCGCGCGCGATCTTTGTGCGCCGAACCGTCCGGCCGCTTCCACCCTAGTGCGTCGGCGAGCGAGGTCAGTGAAACCTTGGGATTGGCCTCAATCTGTAGAAGAGCATCGTCTTCATCCCGTCTCGCCGCCGCAGCCATCCCCCTAGCGTCGCTTGCGGACAGCGCTTGCGCCATCACCGTCGGGATCGGCCGGCCCTTGCTGTCGACAAGACTAGGAGCGGTGATAGTCTTCAGCTCGAGTGTGATCGGCTCGAAGTCCGGCCCGCGATGCTTCCCTTGCCAATGGAGCTTGACGCTACCGTCAGACTTCGCGAGCGTGAGGTTGCCGTCGACTTCAGCGATAAAGGCGCCGCCGCCGCGCGGGAGCAGGTTGTCGGAAGTGGCGTTCTTCGTAGGATGACAGGCAACTATCACGCACGGACGCCCGGGCAGCGTCGTGAGCATGCGCAGGTCGCGCGCATGCTTTCCGAGCTCCGTATTCCCGTTCTCGTCGGTCCCCTGGAAAAATGCGGCAGAAGTGTCGACCACGATTAAATCTGCTCCGCCTAGCGCGTCGACCTGACCATGGATGGCAGCCAGCGCGTCTGGCACGCTAAACCTATCCCTGATGAAATGGACGTCGATCTCGTACACGTCGAAGCCCGTCTCATGCGCCATCCCGATCCAGCGCATGGTGACGTCATCCGGGTTTTCGCCGGCGAGATACACCACCCTGCCCTTCTCAATCCCGCGCCCCGCAAGCTCCCCGCCTTCGGCCGCGAGACGGGCGATGAGCAGAAGCACGGCCGTTTTCCCGGTTCCTGTCGCGCCCGTCATTGAGTAGACGAAGCCCTTTTGAGCGACACCGTCGATGAAGTAGTCGGGCGGGATGAAACCGCTGACGAGTTCCGCGCTCGAGATAATCGTAGGCGTCGGCTTGTTGTCGTTCGCCGCAATGGGGGCCGCCGCCAAGGACAACGCTTCCAGCTCTTCGGTAGAATGTCCCGCATCGAGCCAATTGGACACATCACCCTTCGGCGGTAGACCTGGCAAGTCCACGCGCTTCACGATGGCCGTCCCTTGAAGGCGCACGACTGCCGCCTCCGCCTTCTTGTCCCCCGCATCGTCGTTATCGGCGAGCACAAAGACCTTACGGCCGGCGAGAACCGAAACGTCGTCGGGCCATGACCCGTTTGGGACGGTCGTAGCAAGGTATCCGAACGAAGCGAGACGGTCTGCATCCTTCTCGCCCTCGACAATGAACACAGGGTCGTCAACATTCTCCGCGAGTTCGTGCAGCCGATAAAGAACCGGCGAGCCGCGACCAGAATGCCAGCCACCATTGCCGTCAGGTTGCCTCTGGAGGAAAGTCTTGGGTTCAACGGCGTGCTCGTACCTGAGAACCTGAAAGAGAATTTCGCCATCCGGCGTGGTGTAGTCGTACTCAGCCGTGCAGGAGTAGCCCTGCCGGATGAGATGGGCGTCATAGAACGGCTTGGGGGTGTCCTTGGATTTCAGGATACCCATGTGCGCGGTCGGCTCGTCTGACCGCGGGTTGGGGGCAAAATCGGGCTCGCCGCACTGTCGCAATACCCAGTCCTTGATGGCGACTGGATCTTCGCCGCTGAAGCAGTTTACGAGGATGCCGCGAGGCGCGGACGGGTCGACGGTGATGGAGATTTCAGGAGCGCCCTTTTTGTGGCCTGGCGCGTGTGCGACGACACGATTTCCGCGGACGACCTTCCCGCCGATGGCGCGCGCGACGGACTGAGGGGTCAGAGAGTTATGCTGCGTTCGAGTCGATGCTGTCACGGCGAATATCTCCAAGGGCAGTAGATGAGAGGCGGACCAGTGTAGCCGCGAGGTCAGGCGTGAAGGTCACAACAGACGAGCCGTACGCGGAGGGCGCATGAATCCGCCGCCCGGAGGGGCCATCGACCAGCTTCAAATTGAACAGCCGCAGTCCATTGAGTTGGACATCGACGAACGCGATGGCCCGACCAGCGCCAGGAGGCGCCGGTCTGACTGCAATGATTGAAGGGTGAACCATCAGGCAGCCCTGGCACCGCGGGCAGCGATCTCGTTTTGCTCCGCCTCGTACTCTTTCCGCCAGTCCTCAAGTGAGGCGAACAGATTGTGGTCAGAATCGTAGACACCGCCAGCGGGATCTATGATCACTACATAGTCGTCGGCACCTTCATTGTAGCCCTCGAAGAGTGGGTAATTGCCCGATGCGCAGAGTTGCCATGCGATTACTGAGCGGCGACGGTAGTGAAAAGTACCGTCGCTCAAGCGGTCGACAAACACCGCAACGAACCCAGAATTGGCCTTGATGACCGGGATGAACAAGTCGCGGAGGTCGTCACTGCACGTATCCACATATTGCTCTCCGCCCGTCGACAGCAGGATTTTTGTTTGGCCGCTCCGCAATGTGGTGAACTGCACGACGTGCGCAGGATTGATGTTCAGGCCTTCCTCGGTAGTAATTAGACGCAAGGTTCCTCCTCCCGGCACGAGGCCGGTCCAATTGTTAGCGCTGGTGGGTGTTGGCGCGCGCTAAGCGGGCGCTATTTCAATAACCTATTGACAACGAAAATCGTCAAGGCTTACGCGGCCAGAAGGCCTTCACGAGCATCGTCGACCGCGATTTCCTCCGCAATTGCGAACCCGCGCATGAACGCCTCGTGGGAGATGCTCGGAAAACGGTCGCGGACTACAGATGCGCGATGCCGTTCTGGAATGTCGCGATACTCGTCAATGAGGAAAGCGGCGAAGTCAGTCGACTGGTCACTCATGCCACCGCCCTCGCGAAATGCTCGGCGAGAAGCTTCAGCCCGATGGCGAGGTGGTCGGCCTGGCGGTTGGTGAACAGGAGCTCCATCTCCTCAGAGCGCTGACCGCCGAACTCAGCATCACTCCATTCAATGGCGCGAGATACAGTGTGTTCGGCATCGCGCAGCCATGCAGCAGCGCGTTCCGCAAAGCCTTCGCCCGGCGCAAGGTCAACGGACGGCGAATTATCAGTGATGCGGATTTCCATGGTGCTCTCCTCATTGTCGATGTTCATGCTGCTTTCCTTTCCTGCTCAGAAATCCAGTTCGTCAGCGTGCTCTTCCGCGCGCAAACCGTCTCCCCCACTCGGAACGATGGCAGATGCCCCTTCGCCACCGCATGGTAGATGGTCCGGCGCGGGAAGCCGAGAAACTCGGCGATGGCATCAGCGCCGCGCAGGAGGTCGGCGGACAGGTTATCGTTGGCTGCTTGCATTTTTTCTGAATTCCCCCTTGACAATTTTGAAAATGGCTGCGATAGTTGACTTGCATGCTTTCCTTGGCTTATCTCATCCAAGGTTTCGTACTCTAGTACATTTTTACATCTTTGTCAAGCGATTTCCTCGCGTGCAACGTGTTGCATGTATTCCGCGTGTCCGCTACACGAGGGATATGGCAACGATCCGAAAACGCACCCTTCCATCCGGCAACAGCGTCTGGCTTGCGGAATACCGCGACGGAGCCGGCAAGCGCCGCTTCAAGCAATTCGACAAGCGCAAGGATGCAGACGCATTCCTGCTTACAGTACGGGGCGAGGTTCGCGACGGCATTCACGTCGCCGAGAGCCAATCCGTCACGATCTCCACCGCCGCAGACGATTGGCTCAAGGCGGTGAAGGCTGCTGGCCGCGAACAATCGACATATGATCAGTATCGCCAGCATATAGAACTGCACATAAAGCCGCTGATCGGCGATGTCCTGCTTTCGAAATTCAGCGTCCCTGCCGCGCGCGAGTTTGAGGATATGCTGCGGGCTGAAGGTCGATCCACCGCCATGACAAAGAAGATCATGGTCAGCCTGGGCAGTCTCTTGGCCGATGCGCAGGAGCGCGGGAAGGTGGCAAGGAACGTGGTTCGTGAGCGCAGCCGAACTAGGCGCAAGGCGAGCGATACGCGCGCAGAGAAGCGCCAGAAAGGCAAGCTGAAGGTCGGGGTAGATATTCCCACCGCGAAAGAGATCAAGGCCATTGTGACCGCCGCCGAGGGGCGCTGGAGGCCATTGCTTCTCATGGCTATCTTCGCCGGCCTGCGCGCATCTGAGTTGCGTGGCCTGAAGTGGGCCGACGTGGACCTGGATAAGCGCGAGGTTCACGTCCGCCAGCGGGCCGACCGCTTCAATGATATCGGTGCCCCGAAGTCGGAAGCTGGCGAGCGAACCGTGCCGCTTCCGCCCATGGTCATCTCGGCACTGATCGAATGGAAGACCATCTGTCCTGCCGGCGAGCTCGGTCTGGTCTTCCCGACCGGCGCTGGCACCGTCGAGCAGCTTGCCAACATCCGACGCCGCGGCCTCATACCGACGATGATGGCGGCGGGCGTGACGATCGATACCGGCAAGAAGGATGAAGACGGTCAGCCGATCATCGAGGCCAAATACACGGGTATGCATTCGCTCCGGCATTTCTTCGCGAGTTGGTGCATCAACCGCAAGGAAGACGGCGGACTGGGCCTGCCTCTGAAGGTCGTTCAAGATCGGCTGGGGCACTCTTCCGTGACGATGACTGCGGACGTTTACGGGCATCTGTTTCCTCGCGGCGACGATCTGGACGAACTGGCAGAGGCCGAGAGAATGATCATGGCGTAA